TCGAACCTCCGGCCTCCTGGTCCCGAACCAGGCGCTCTGCCAGTCTGAGCTACACCTTGATGAAGATGGTCAGCGTGAGAGGATTCGGACCTCCGGCCTCCTGCACCCCAAGCAGGCGCTCTACCAAGCTGAGCTACACGCTGATGAATGGTCAGGGCGAGAGGATTCGAACCTCCAACCTTCTGCTCCCAAAGCAGAAGCTCCGCCAAGTTGAGCTACGCCCTGATGCTAGTGACGCGTACGGGACTCGAACCCGTCTCTTCAGCTTGAAAGGCTGAGGACCTCACCCGAAGTCAAACGCGCCATGTGGTGACCCTGGGGGGAATCGAACCCGCCGTTGCCGGATTGAGAATCCAGTTTCCTACCTCTAGAAGACAGGGCCATGCTGGAGAGTCGCCAGGGATTCGAACCCTGCTCATCGGTGTTGCAGACCGAGGCCATCCCAAGATGACTAGCGACTCGAGAAGCTGCTGGGGCAGGACTCGAACCTGCACGTAGGGCGGTTAACAGCCGCCTGCCTTGCCATTTGGCTACCCAGCAATGATGTGGAGCCGACGGCGAGAGTCGAACTCGCGGCCTGCCGCTTACAAGGCGGCTGCTCTGCCAACTGAGCTACGTCGGCGTGATGGAAGGGGTGGAAGGATTCGAACCTTCAACTCTCTGCTCCAGAGGCAGATGTTCTGCCGTTGAACTACACCCCTATGAACTTGGATGGGGAGGCGGGAGTCGGACCCGCATAGCGGGATCCAAAGGCCCGCGTCTTGCCGTTAGACGACTCCCCAACGAACTTGGTTCTGGTGTGTCGGCTCCTGGGGCCGAAGCAGCTTGTCGCCGCTCGAGGAGTTGCACCTCGCACCAGTCCAGGCCTCACGACCTGGAACTCTCTCGCTTTCATCGACCCTCTGGTTGGATTCGAACCAACGTCCGGCGGGTTCAAAGCCCGCTGCTCTGCCACTGAGCTACAGAGGATACGAGAGAAGATGGAGCGGGTAGAGGGACTCGGACCCTCGTCATCAGCTTGGAAGGCTGAGGTCCTACCATTGGACGATACCCACATGATGGAGCGGCCACCGGGAATCGAACCCGGGTTCTCAGGATGGGAACCTGAAGTCTTGCCTCTAGACGACGGCCGCATGAATGGTGGGTGTGGGGAGACTTGAACTCCCAGCTTGTCGGTTAAGAGCCGACTACTCTGCCATTGAGTTACACACCCAGGAAAGTGGTGCACCTGGAGGGATTCGAACCCCCAACCATCTCCTTAAAAGGGAGATGCTCTTGTCCGTTGAGCTACAGGCGCGTGAGTACTACTGAGGGCGACTGGGCCGTCGAACACCGATGCGCCCCGCCCGGAGTCCCCAGGCACGGCATCACCAGCGCGGTGCGACCCAGTCGCCCGCATCTTCACTGTCACTGCTATTCAGTTGTCAGAGAGCAACATCTACTGCGAGTGCCGCCGGAAGGAGTCGAACCTTCTTAGCCCGAGGGCATCTGGTTTACAGCCAGCCCGGGGACCGTCCCCGGCGTCGTCGGCGTACTGGAGCGGCTACCGGGAATCGAACCCGGGTTTCGAGCTTGGCAAGCTCGCGTCTTACCTCTGGACCACAGCCGCGTGTTCTGTGAGAGCTCCGAGTGGGGATCGAACCCACGACCTCTGGTTTACGAAACCAGCGCTGCTGCCAGCTGAGCTACCGGAGCGTGAAGCAGGTCCCGAGGGAATCGAACCCTCCCAGCCGGTTTTGGAGACCAGCTCGCCGCCTTGGACATGGGGACCTATCTCGGATGTCGTTTCATGTTGAGCCTCCAAACGCGAGAAGGCCGGGCACCTTTGGGGAGCCCGGCCTTAGAAGTTGCCCACCTTGGGTGGTTCTTCTATGGGCCGGGCCTGGTACCGTCGAACTTGGGGTTGAGGGCCTGGATGTGCTGCGGGGCGCACTCTTCGCGCAGATACACGGCGGCCGCCGCGGTCATGGAGACCGGCGAGCTGGACCACCGTGCTTGCGTCGAGAGCGTCATGGGACTGCACGATAGAGAAGGAGCTTCGAAGAGTCAAGGGGCAAAGAGAAAGGGAGCTCAGGACCGAGCTCCCCTTCGTTCTCCCAGTAGGTGTGTCGTGCGGGCGAGCGGAGGTTTAGGTAGTTGCAGCCTCTCCGGTTGACCCTCGTCGCACAGTCCCTACGGCCCCGACGATTACATAGCAGTCCGCATCAGCTGGGCCGAAGGAGCCGAAGGGTCCGCAACAGCGTACGTCCCGATGGTAGCAGGGGCGGGGTCGGGAAGCACGTACTGTGGAATCACCTTCTCGATGAGCTTCAGCTGGTCCTCCTTGGTGGTGCCTGCGAGGTGGACCTTGTTGTTGAGGTGGGCCGCCATCGCGTGGTGGATGGTGGCCCTGCGCTTCGCGTCCTTCAGGTCTCTCTGCGCTCGCCAGCCGAAGTTGGGCTGGTGCGATTCACCCCTCAGCACCTTGAGGGCCTTGATGACCTGTGTGTCCTTGCCGATGTCCTGCTTCAGCAGCTTGCGGTTCCACATGGCGTGCTCCCAGGAGAGGTAAGGAAGAGAGCGCCCTCTTCCCCTCCATCCAGGCCGCCGGCGGGATGCCGATGGCCATCAGAGCCCCGTTCCATGGGGCGTCTGGCTCTCGAATGCTGTGGTGAGGGACACCGCGGCGCCTCAGCCGGTCCTCGACCTCGAGCAGGTGCTCCTCGTCACGCGCCGCGAGGGCGATGGCGTAGGTGTTGCTCGGGAGGTTGCCGGGAGAGGACTCGCCTGCTGCGTGGATCGTCTGGGCGACCGTCACCCCGAAGGGGAGGTCACCGCGGATGACGACGTAGTGACGAAGGCTACAGGACTACTGAGGCGTCGCGCATGGAAGAAGCCTAGCCATCCTTCCTGCACTTGTCCAGCGAAGAGGTTGCCCCGTATCGGCGGGGCCACCCGGCGTCGTTCGGTATTGGCGAGGCCATTCGGACCTGCATCCAGAGGTGGCCACCCCAGGTCCTGTACGACGCTTCTGGCCTGACCCCTCGATGGGAATCGAACCCACGACCAACCGACTGTAGTCGCCGGCCGCTCTGCCACTGAGCTACGAGGGGATGGATGGGGCCAGCCTGCCATGCTGCCACAGGCTGGCCCCAGGTATCGCTACTTCTCAGCTAGGCCGTGGGGGCGACCTTCGCCTGGAGCTTCGCGAGCTTCTCGCCGACCTTCGCCGCCTTGGCGGTGAGGCGCTCCGTGGTCTTGCCGCTCTTCTCGACGGCCTTGGTGAGCACCTTCAGGTCCTTCGAGGCGGCGCGGATCTTCTGGTTCAGCGAGAGCTTCGTGGTGGACTTCGGCATGGTGTAGTTCTCCTTCGGGTAGTGAACGGCCATCCGGGCCGTGCGGTCTACTTCTCGTCCGTTGCGTGGTCTACTGCTTCTGCGGCGTCTGCTTCCTGCTTCAGGAAGAGCTCATGAGCGAGCAGCATCTTCCTAGCATCTTCCAGGTCCGCTGCGTGATGAACGTAGTGGAGGTGGTAGAAGATGTTCCTTGGCTTCTCGGGATGCTTGCCGTCGATGACGACGATGAACTTCCCGGCGGCGATGGCGATCCCGAGCTCGGTGAAGCCTCCGGCCATGCCGACGTGGTTCAGCAGGAGGAAGGCCTCGGCAGAGGTGACTCCCTCGACATCCTTCTCCGCGCAGCCCTGGAGGTACGCCTCGAGCGCCAGGCCACGGAGGCCCTCAGCGTTCTCCACGGTCCAGTCGTGCGTGATGGTGTGCCCGTCGTCCCGAAGGGCGAGGTACGCCTCGTGCACAGCCTTGGTGTTCTCGAACTTCGTGCCAACGTAGATCCTCACGTCTTACATCCCTTCGGAATGGCGGCGAGGCAGGCTGCGCACTGCTGCTCGGCCGGTGGCGGGTAGGGCTTCGGTCTTCCTTCTTGGATGGTGCCGATCCACTCGCGCCAGCAGAGCGAGGAGAAGACCATGCCCAGGTTGCTGTTCTTGGCGGTGCGAGTGAAGAGGTGGTAGGTGCGGTCCTCTCCCCCACCTCTTCTCCAGAAGGCCTTCATGCTCCCTCAGTCGATGAGGCCATAGAGGCTGACCTCGTCGTGCTTGGGGGCCCTGGTGTTGAGGATGGAGCGCAGTTCCTTCTCGTTCTCCACCAGGTACTTCTCCACCGTGGTCTCGACAGGCCCCACGAAGACGATGAAGCGAGGCTTCCTCTCACCGATCCTCATGCCCTGAAGCGCAGGGAAGAGGTCTCCCAGCTGGATGCCCAACCCCACCTTCCCCTCCGAGACTTCCTTCTCGAAGAGGACTCCGATGACAGCCATGTCGGCTTCGTAGTCGGTGGTGTTGGGCCCGATGGAGAGGAAGAGAACCGTCTCGCCTGACTTGAAGGGAACCACCCGCCTGTTGGCAACCAGCGGGTGGTCCTTCACGACTCCAAGACGGAGCCCATCCTCGACGATCTTGCGGACCTGTCGCCGGATGGACTCCTCTTGGAACCCCTTCGCCCCTTCGACCCTCTCTCGGAAGCGGTCGACGGCGTGCTTCGTGACTGCAATCCTCATCGCCCATCCCTGACCGTGACCGAGGAGTTGATGATCCGCGTGACGATGGTCGACTTCTTGGTGCCCAACGGGATGACGATGCCGAGGATCCTGTCTGCGAACTCGACGAGCTGTGGCTCCGACATCCGGAGGAGGTCAGCGTCGGTGAGGGACAGGTAGGTGGTAGGGGCGACGGTGTTGGGGCGCCGACCCATGGGAGGAAGAACGACCTCAGTCTTCTCCTCTTCCTCCCTGGGGCTGGCGGCTGCCGACGCCCCTACGAGGGGTTTCCGGCGTACCTGTCGAGGTGGCGGGTGAACTCGGTGATGTTGGTCACCTTCGCCTCGGCCAGGACCGGCCCCAGGCTCGGGACCGCGCCGTACATGTGGTGGAGCGCGGCGAGCAGCCGGCCGGAGGTGATGAGCTCGTTCCGCTCCATCAGCTGGACGCGCTGCGCCATCTTCTCGAGGTCACCCGAGATGACGGTCAGCCCGCGGCCGAGCTCGACCACGAGGGCCTCCAGCCGCTGGATGGCGGCCAGGTCCGACCCGGCCACGGCGGGCGCCCCGCCCGTGGGGGCGTACTGCGGCGCCTGGGCGGGCGCCTGGATGGCCGGAGCCGCCTGGGGGACGTACGCCCCGGGGGCGGTCATCAGCGGCGCCTGGATGGGCGCCGGCGAGGCCTGGGGGGCCATCTGCTGCGGGGCGGCCTGGGGCTGCGCCGCCTGGGCGGGGGCGCCGCCCGCCGCCGTCCGGCGCTTCCTGCCGGTCGTGGCGGCCGCCGGGGCCTCCTGCTGCTGCGGGGCACCCATGTGGGCCACCTGCTGGGCCGACGGGGGCGCCGCCGGCGCCATCTGCGGCGCGGCGTAGGCGGCGGCGGGGGCCATCTGCGGCGGGCCCGCCGGGGCGTACTGCTGCGGCGCCGCCTGCGGGACGCCGTTGCCCTGCACCCCACCCATCTGGGGCGTGGGGGCGCCCATCATCTGCGGCGCCGCGGCCGGGGCAGCCCCGCGGTCGTCGACGATGAGGCCCTTGCCGATCTCGTGGGCGATGATGGTGGTCTTCACCAGCTCGCGGTCCTCGAGGGTCTGCTGGTACGTCATCAGCGGCTGGTCGTTCGGGCCCTTGTAGACCATGTAGGCCAGGTTCCGGACGGCCACGAAGCGGGCGTTGTCGAGCTGCTGCTTGCGCTGGCTCGCCGTCATGCCCGGAGTGGGCGCGAGCTCGTTGTTCTCAGACATCGTTCTCTCCTTCTGGTTGAGTGGTGGAGTCAAGCATCCCGCGAACCGCGGCACGCTCTCCGTGCTTCGACATCATGAACGCCCGAGCGCGGTAGACCGGCTCGGGGGCGGGCTTGAACAGGATGCAGGTGTGGCCGCTGAGCACGAGCTCGAGGTTCGTCTCTCGGCAGGTTCCCAGCTTGGTGCAGGCGAGGCACTCCCCTACCGCAGGCCTCACAGGAGGTCCTCGTTCACGCCGAAGCAGGCGGCGTGCTGTCCTTCGGTGCAGGGCCAGGTGGTGCAGTGCCCATCACAGCCGGGCAGCTGGCTCCTGGCGCGAGCCCAGTTCTCCTCGATGTGCTTCTGGAGCCTGAGCCGCGTCTCGGTGGTGCGAGAGACGTGGTCTGCGGTGAGGGGGATCCTTCCTGCCAGGATCCCCTCGAGGACGTCACGGGGAAGTCCCTTGCGGACTCTTCCGATGCCGCACCTCTTGATCATCTCGAGCAGCTCGGTCTCGTTGTAGGCGCGCATCTTCTCGCAGTCCTCGACGATGAGCTGGTCAATCATCGACATCTTCATCCTCTCTTGTCGTGAAGCGACGCCACCTTCCATACCACCCGGCACTGACCTTGTTGGCTCCGATGTCGATGAGGACTTCGGAGGAGGGGCAGCTGGGGCAGAACGGGAAGGGCTTCGTTGAACAGAGGGCTCTCTCCACGGGCATGTAGTACTCGGGAGGGTACCCTCTCATTCGGTCTGTATCTGCCCGCCAGCGCGGGCAAGCTAGCAGTTCGTACGGGTCCAGAGGCTGAGACTTGAAGACTAAGGTGAACGTCGAATGCAGGCAGGTAGGGCAGGCCGGGTACGGTCTCGTGAGGCAGACCGCTCGGTGCTGCACCTGCGTGACCGTGGGGTCGTAGGGGTCGGGACGGCACGAGACGTTGATGCCGTTTCCCAGGACCCCTGTGTCCCTCTGACGCTCCCTCGTCTCCTCGTCACTCTCTGGCAGCAGAGTGTCGGGATCGATCACATGAGGGCTCTCCTAGAAGCCGAAGTCGAGCGGGTCGACTTCTTGAACGTAGACTTCCACCCGAGCGTTCTCGGGAATGGGGTCATGATGCTTCTCTTGGCTGCCTGCGAAGAAGCGCGAGTCGTCGATGTCGATGGCGTCGCGCACACAGTCCGTCAAGAGCTTGATTCGGTTGTCGAGGTCGATTCTCTTATACCGCTCTTTCGCTCTTCTTGAGGGAGCGACCTCGGGGTTGTTCCAGGACATGTTCAGGAGGTCCATGTAGAACCGGAGGTGCACCGCGTAGATGCCCCCTCTGTTCAGCCGGTTGACCTCGTGGAGGTGGTTCTGGGCGGAGTACTTGGAGAAGCTCTCGGCGAACTCACGAGCTCTCGCGGTCAGCTGCGTCCCCCGGAAGTAGATCTTGTTCGAGGTGGGAGGCAGTCCTGGGTAGACGATCTTCAGGATGGGGGACACTGGTTCTCCTGGGAGACCGGCGTCCCCTTCTTCAAGAGAGGCCCTGCGCACTCGGCGCAGAGGTAGAGCCGGTAGGTCTCTCTCGTGCTGTTGGGGGCGTCGCGGTAACCGGTCACCCAGATCACCGCGGGCTTGGTGGGGCGACAGGCCGCCCCGCACATGATGTTAGGCATCGAGGGTAGCGAGCTCCTGGCGCAGACGTTCGAGGTCCTTGTAGCCAGGGATGCCCTCGAACGCCACCTTGGTGGGGGTGACCCCGTGCTGCCCGTTCATCTGGACGAAGACGTAGGTGATCCCCGCCGCTGAGGTCAGACGAACGAGCGCGTGCTTCCGCCCTTCCTGCACGAGCGAGGGGCGGAGCACGGGCACGTACTGCGGGCCGTAGTACTTCTTCAGCCAGTCCTTCATCTCTTGATCCCCAATCCGAGGGTTTCGGCAGCCGCTCTCACGGCGCCCTTGTCAGGCCAGTTGGCTTCAACGTACCGCAGGGCGTCCTCTTCCGTCATCGGCTCTTTCCTCTGGAGCGTGATGAGCTCCCGAGCATGCCGGGTCAGGGAGTCCACCTCGTAGAGCCGAAGTTCCTTGCCGTCGGAGGTGAGGGTCCACACGGTCTGCTTCATCCGACAGACTCTACCCGCTCCCACGGCCAGTGGGGACGGATCTTGCGCATCAAGCTGTCGATGGCCGGGTAGTAGTAGAGAAGGCCGGCAGGGTTCTCGATGACGTAGTCGAAGTAGGAGTCGGAGACCTCCTTCTGCTCTGCCTCCGACGCGTGGCCAGCGATGCCCACACCGCCCTCATAGCCCTCGCGCTTGATGCGGATGAGGATGCCGCCAGCCTTCCTCACCGCTTCGAACTCGTTCTTGAAGCGCAGGTCCGAGAAGACAACCCCACCGATGAGGCCCTGGTCCTTCTCATGCTCTACGAGGCCTTCCTTCTCGGTGTATGTGCAGTAGCCCGTCTGGTTGAGCTCCTTGGCAATGCGGATGCCATACTCGATCCAGACGTCCTCGTAGCAGTTGCGCCCCCACTCCGTGCCCAAGGTCTGGAGCGCATAGCGAGGGGTGAGGAGGTCGTGCATGACGATCTTCAGCTCGGGATCAGACCCGACCTCGCGGGAGTTGCGCTGATAGCGGATGTCCCCGTGATCTCGCATTCCTCCGTAGAGCTGCTCGTCGGAGAAGCTGAAGATCTCCCGGCAGAACCGCTTCATCGGATCAGCGAGGCCGACTCGAATGAAGCGGTAGTTCTTCACGATGTGGTCGGCGAAGGTGTCCTTGCCGACTCTGGCCTGACCCGCCAGGCCGATGATGAGACCTCTGCTGTCGCTCAAGCTGTCATCCTTTGTGGACCTGACTTGGCCCACGCGGTGGTCTGGTTGTTGGGGGAGTAGGAGAGCCTGACGCGGCTCCCCTCCTGGATGCAGTTCCAGTCCCCGTGCATGAGGCCCTGGCGGTAGATCTTCTCGAGCTCCACCACCTGGTAGGAGACGAACTTCTTCGTGTCTGAAGAGGCGCCTTGGAGGTTGTCCCAGGCGCTCTCCAGGTCGGAGTCGGAGAGGTCCCGCATGATGCGGTGGGGGTCGATGGGCGTATCCGACCCGACCAGCTCCCACTCGATGATCTTCGACAACTGGTCCTGTCCCCGGCTGCTCACGTCGCCCATGGTTCCCCCTACGGCTGCGGCCTGCGCACGAACTGACGACCATGCACAGGAGTGCCGGCGACGTTGATCTCGCGCCGGTTGCGGTTCACTTCCTGACCACGCTGCGTGATGCGCCGGGAGATGGTGTCCCAGTCCTTCTGCGCCTTGTCTCTCTCGCCCCTCACCACGGACCAGACGGTGAAGTGGTAGAGCTCCTGGTAGCTGGCCTCGACCACACGAGGATCGACCTCGACCTGGTCGTTCTTGTCGGAGTCGGTCAGCTTCTTCCCGTCGCTGTCGACGCGAAGGGTCAGGCGGACGCGGGCCATGACCTTGCCGAGGTGGACCTCAGCCTGCTTCTTGTAGGCCGCGGCCAGCGTGAGCTCGGTGTCGAGGTAGCCACACCACCGAGACAGGTTGTTCAGCAAGTCGCCGAGGGCAGTGTCGTCCAGCGACGACAGATCGGCGGGCAGCTCCCCAGTCACGCCCTGGGGCCTTCCAGCGTGGATGATCCCCTTCTTCGCCACAGACTCGAGACCGTCCTTCACGGCGAGGGTCATACTCTCGTCGATGGTCTCGAAGGACTCAGGAGGAAGGAGATCGAGTCTTCCAAGGATACCTGGCATGTCACCTCCGCTTGGTGCGTTGAGCCTGGAAGGCCTTGTAGGCCTCACAGGAGAATGCGAACCCGCACTCCTCGCACCCGTAGCCCGTCGTCGCCGGCGGCTCCTGCTGCCGGGAGTAGTGGTCGACGAGCACGCGGGCCTTCGACTCCATGCCGCCCCAGATGATGGGGTCGAACTCGACAGGGAAGTCAGCGAGGTTGGAGTCGTTCTTGGAGAGGTAGAGGAAGACGACGACGGGCCTGTTGAGGACCGCCGAGTAGACCGTCGCCTGCTGCTTGTGCTCCGGCTTGGGGCGAGTGAGCTTGGCGAAGTTGTTGCTGTTCATCGTCTTGTACTCGTGAACGACCCCCACCTCGTAGATGGGCGCATTGGGGATGTCGTCGACGATCATGATGCATTCGGCGTCGGCGGACCCCTCGATCATGAGCTCAGTCGCGAGCGGGTGGGAACCTTCCGTCATCCGGACTTCTGGGACGTACTGCGCCCCCCAGGCCCCATCCAAGCCGTAGTTCTGGAACATGCCGTGGACGGCGTGGCCCAGGTCGAAGATGAGGAGCAGGCGGTTGTTGTGCTTCTCATGCTCCTCCTTCCCCTCCATCTGCCAGTAGATCTTGAGGAGGCAGGAGTTGATGATCTGCGAGGGGTGGAGCCCGGCGTGGCGGGGCGTCTTCAGCACCCAGCCCTTCTTGTCGCACTTGTTGCAGGGCACCCACTTCCCCTCGTCGGGGATGGGCGGCCGGTTCTTCTTGTTCTGGAGGTAGCGGTAGAGCCGGTCCTTCACCTTCAGGTTCTGGAGGATGAGGGAGCGGATCTCGGGGCTGATCTGCACCCACTGGTCGATGGTGTGCAGCTGCACGACGGGGCGGGTCACGACTTGCTCCCGCTCTGGAACATCCGCAGCTGGAGGTAGTCGCTCCAGCCAAGGACGGCCAGCTTGGTGTTGAAGCCAGCTGGCCCCTGGAACTCGATCTGCATGACGGGACTCTCGCCCCCTTCGCGTGCCTCGAGGCAGATCTTCTGCCACTCGCGGAGCTTCAACGAGTACGAGCCGAAGACGGTGGTCTTGCACTCGGCCCTGACGTCGAGCGGGACACGGACATCGCTCTTGGCGAAGCCCGTTGCCCCACTGCCCTTCTGTACGCGGCCGCCGAGATCCTTGGCGGTGCGGCGCTCCTGAGCCTGGCTGCGTCGCTGATGGATAGTGCGGGCCATGGTGAGAGGGAAGAGCTGGGCCGTGTGTCCCTTAGCTCCGTTAACCGGGTGCGCGCACCCAGCTCTCCCCAAGCTCTCTAGAGGTCCGTGGGCCTGACCGTCTTGCGGTCGTTGCCCTTGGCGCGCTCGACGGCGTGCGTGAGGAGCACCTCGACGGCCGCGTTGACGGCGTCGATGAGGCCCCCATCGCAGCGCAGGTCCTCCCCGCCCTTGGCCCTGATGAACTCCTTGACCCGCGTCTCGATGACGATGCTGGAAGCCATAGTGCTAGTCCTCTCCTTCGAACATGGTTGCGTAGTTGACGTTGATGTCCGCCCTCTGGAGGCAGACGGTGCGGATGTAGTTCATGTAGCTGTTCGGGTCACCAGCCTCCGCTCTGGCGAGAACGTCCTCCTCCAACATCATGGCGAACTTGCCCTTGCTGTTCGCCTTCAGCAGCTCCTCGCCGTTCGGGCCGACGAGCGTGTGCCACGAGCCACTCACCTGAACGATGCCGTACGTCGATCCCACCGTGGCATAGTCGAGGTAGAAGTTGGCGTTGTTGACCGGGATGATGGGCTCGGAGGGGTGGTTGCGCTCCTTGTGGAACTGGTAGATGTAGCGGCCCCGCTCCCCCTCGTGGATGCCTGCCTTCCCCTTCTTGATCTCCCAGTTGACGTCCTTGCCCCAGACGTCCTTCGCCTGCTGCTGGCCGATGGCGCTGGGGAACATCATCTCCTTGCCGTGGGCGGCGCCGGAGGTGACGAACAGGTCCACGAACTTCGCGTGCTCGAGCGCGTTGCCGCCCGAAGACTTGTAGGCCTTGTTGGGGTTCTTGATGTCGTCCCGGATCTGGTTGATGCCGATGACGCAGGTGTCGCGGGACTCCCCCTCGCTGGTCCTCATGGTGAGGAGGGCGTTCAGCTTGTGGAGGAACTGGGTGTTGGGCCCAGCTGTGCCGGCGTAGGTCTTCTCCCGCAGCGACTCCGACTCCGCCTCGGCGCCCGACATGATGGAGCCGAAGGAGTTGATGACGACCAGGTGGTACACCCGGCTCTCGATGCCGCGGAGGATGATGTCGTAGAGGTCCTCGACCGCGTAGCCGTGAGCCTCGTGGATCTCGCCGATGGAGTGCTTGAGCTGGGCCCGGTACTCCTTCGTGAACGGAGGACGTCCGTTGGCAACGTTGGCACGGTCGAGCGTCTCGATGTCCCCGTCAGAGAGCGCCACGGCGCAGCCCACCTTCTGGGCCTGCGTGCGGTCGGCACGCATCTCGGTCTGCGCGAGGAGGACGTGGAGCTTCTTCCCCAGGATTCCCTGCAACTGGCGGATGGTCTGCCAGACGAGGTAGTCCTTGCCGGCGTTCTTGGGGCCGATGACCTGGGAGATGGCCCCAGCGGGCCAGCCTCCCCCCAGCTTGATGTCGAGGGAGAGGATGCCGGTTGGCAGCCTCTTCGTGTAGTACGGCAGCGAGTAGTCGCTGGCGAGGCAGAGCTCGGCGCGACCGTCCATCTTGTCGTCCACGTACTCGAGCAGGGCCGCGGCACGGCTGGCCCTGCTCGCGGTCGGCTCCTTCTGCTTGGTTGCCCGGACCTTCGCCTTGGGCAAAGACTTCTCCGCACCCTTCTTCTTCGGGGGCATCTACTCTCCTGGGTTGGGGGTTACGGCTTCTTCTCGAAGGACTCCTCGACGATCTTCTCGAAGGGCGCCGTTCCGCAGTTCGGGCAGTGAGGGAACCCATCGTTCATGTGCTCGACGGTCCGACCACACTTCGGGCACGTGTTGTCGGTGCCCGCCGTCTTCGTCTTCTCGTCGTCCAACACCACCGCGTACTTGTCCATGGGTCACCTCAGGCTGCGACTCTGACGGAAGCGGATCTTACGACGGAGGGCTGACTTCTTGCCCTCCCCGAACAGCTCCTTCGGCTTCAGGTCGACGTGGTAGAAGGCACCAAAGCCAGGGAGAGTAACAGACTCCCCAGCTCTGATGGCCTCGATGATGCTGACGGGAAGCACCTCGAGGACGGCAGCAACGATCCGCCTCGGGAGCTTCGTCCTCTTCCCGATGTCTACGACCAGCTCTGACCGGGTCATGTACACTCCCTCGTGTACACTACTTGGCCTCGGCCCACGAGTAGCCGCAGTGCGCGGACACCGGGAGGCCGACAGTCAGGGGCTCGCCGAACGGGTTCGACATGATCTCGCCGACCCTCTTGAGCGCACGCACCTCGATCTCCGGATCGTCGGGGACCTCGAAGATGAGCTCGTCGTGGATCTGGAGCAGCATCACCACGCCCAGAGACCTCAGCTCCGGGTCGTTCTCCGCCACGATCATGGAGTACTTGCAAGCCTCAGCAGCGGTGCCCTGAATCTCCGAGTTGACGCCCTGCCGTTCAGCAGCGGCCCTGTCGCGCCGGCTCATGTTGGCGAGGTCGCCGAAGCGACGGGGGCGACCCGTGATGGTGATGACCTGGCCGAACTGCGCCATGCAGTCCTTCACCTCCTGGATGTGGACCTCCACGTCGGGGTAGACGGCCAGCCACTTCTTGATGAGACCCCACCCCTCCTCCTCGGTCACGAGCTTCTTGGTCTCTCGCGTCAGCTTGCGAGCCAGCTTGGGGCCGCCGATGCCGTAGACGATGCCGAAGCCGGTGGACTTGTTGTTCTGGCGCTTGAGGAGAAGCTCGACGATCTCCGGCGTGTGCTGGTCCTTCGGCGCCTTCTTGGCACGCACCACGTCGTCGTAGGGGATGCCCTCGATCTCGGCAGTGGTGAGGCTGTGGATGTCCATGCCGTTGTTGATGGCGTTCCGCATCTTCTCCGACTTGCTGAAGTGCGCCAGCAGGCGCATCTCGAGCTGCTCGTAGTCGGCGACCAGGAGCTTCTTGTTGGCTCCGGGGATGAAGGCCTCGCGGATCTTGAACTCGTCCTCGTCAGGGCGAGGGATGTTCTGGAGGTTGGGCTCGGAGGAAGAGAGGCGACCGGTGACGGTGCCGCTCTGGTTCAGAGTGGTGTGGATGCGGCACTCGGAGTCGAGCCAGTTGGAGAGGCCCTCCACGTAGGTGCCGTAGATCTTGGCGATGCTTCGGTAGATGAGGAGCTTCTCGGCCCACTCGTTTCCCTGGCCAGCCCACTCCTCGAGCGCTTCGGCGTCCGTGGAGGGCTGCTTGTTCCCGCTCTTCCCGCCCTTGGTGTACGAGACGATGGGAAGCTGGAGGGTGTCGAAGAAGAGCTTCTGGAGCTGCTTCGGGGACTTCGGATTGAAGACTCCGCCGACGAGGTGGTTGAAGTCCCGCTCGATGGCCGTCATCCTCTCTTCCATCGGGCCCTTCAGGGACAGCAGGTAGCCCTTGTCCACCGTGATGCCGCGGCGCTCCATCTTGTAGAGCACCTTCGTGAAGGGGACCTCGACGCGGTAGTAGTAGTCCTTGAGGGAGCCCCACTGGAGGCTGGTCCTGCTCAGGAGCTCGTCGAAGTGGTGACGCAGGATGGTTGAGTCGTAAGCGTCAAGACTCGCGTAGTCGATGGCGCGGTCGAAGGCATCCATGCCCTTCTGCCCCTCGACGACCTCGCGGATCATGGCGCCCACCGTCTTGCGCGTCTCTCCCTTCTTGGCCACCGGGATCTTCCCGAAGGTCTCCTCGAAGGTCGGCACGTGGCGGTTGAAGTGGTCGAACATGCACTCCTTGAGGCCGTGCCGTCCGGTGTTGTTCTCGTTGTAGAGCCAGCTCTGGATGACCGTGCACCGGAGCTCGCCAGCGTTGACGATGTCGATGCCCGAGTTGGCGAGCATGTGCATGTCGAACTTGACGTTGGTGAGGTCGAAGTTGACCTCAGGGTTCTCGAGGATCGGTGCCTTGAAGAGGCCCAGGAACTTCCTGTCGAGGCAGATGCGCGTCTCGCCATCAGACAGCGACCAGATGATGACGTAGTCGCGGAGGCGATCGAGGCCAGACGTCTCGGTGTCGAGACCCAGGCCACCGTTCTTGCGGTGCGAGATGAGGTAGCGGTCGATCCACCGGCGAGCTTCGTACTCGGTGTCGATGAAGTGCGGCTCTGGGATGGTGAGGTCGAAGGCGTGAGGCATGTGTCCTCAGAAGAGAAGAAGGGGCGGCCCGTGAGAGCCGCCCCTTCAGGTTCACTGCGCTGTGGCTACGTCCCCGGCGGACGGCCGAAGTTCGGCTGCATCATCGGCTGGGGAGCCGCCGGCCCGGGCGCCGGAGGCGGACCGACCGGCGGGTACTGCTGCGCCGGGTACGCGCCGGGGGCCTGCTGGTAGCCCTGGCCCGGAGGCGGACCCATCTGCTGCATCGGCGCCTGCTGGTAGCCGCCCGGCGCCTGCTGGTAGCCCTGCGCCGGGGCGGGGCCGTTGCCCTGGAGATCCAGCTCCTTCATCTGCTCGGAGAGGGTCTTCGGGGCGAAGAGCGCGGCGAAGTCGTACGGCTTCGCGAGCTCGGCGAGGAGCGCGTCCGGGGTCTTGTTGCCCAGCAGCGGCGCCGGGACCCGGGCGAAGAACTCCTGGATGGCCTCGTGACGGTGGAGGACCAGCGTGCTGGCGGTCTGCTCGCCCTGCCGCATCCCCCAGAGCACCCGGCTGAACATCGTGTGCTGCGCCGGCTGCCGGTTGGCCGTCTCGCACACCTCGCAGGCCACGACCTCCTCGAGGAAGACGGGGCGGTTGCAGCGGAGGCACGGGTAGGGCCGGCTGACGGCCTCCTTGATCTGCTCGTCGGTCCGGGTGTCCTGGGTCATGTCGATGACCATGGACTGGCACGACGGGCACTTGAAGCCGTCGGTGATGAGCTGCGACCCGTCGTTGCCGCACAGCGAGGAGATGGTGGCATCCCACCCGATGAGCGCCTGGAGGTGGTTCTTCCCCATCTTCAGGTACCGACGCTTCCCGAAGAACGTCTGGATGTCCTGCGGCCGGTAGTTGGGCCACGGGTTCTGCGGGTCGATGATGGGCGCCTCGTTCCTCTGCACGCGGCAGAAGTTGCAGGTGCGGCCCTCGCACTCGTTGTCGATCATCATGGGCTCAGCCGGGCGGTTGCCGTAGGCCTGCTTCATGACGATGCCACCAGTGCGGCGATCGAGCAGCGGGTGCTTGTGGTACAGCGCGAGGTGCACGATCCCCATGACCGTCTGGTAGGAGGCCGGCGAGACGGACCGGTCACCCTGGTCGATGGCGGCGCACCCGGCGCAGGGCTGCGGGGAGTGGGGGTTGGTGCCCGCGGAGCAGACGCTCTTGGGGAACCGCTCCGTCCCGTTCTTCATGACCTGCCGGGTGTGCTCGAGGAAGCGGTAGTACTCCTTCTTGACCTCCTTCGGGCGCCCGGTGGCGGCGTCGATCTCGATCTCCTCGGGGGCCGGGTTCGAGTCGACGTACTCGGCCTTGATGAGGATGAAGGGGGTGGAGGTGGTCGTGGGGAGCTTCAGCTGCTCGTAGAAGTTCCCCTTGCGGCCCTTGCCCCCAGTCCTCTTGGTGTCGTTCTGGAGGGAACGGCGGAACGGCGTGGTCATCGGCATTGCGTGGATCTCCTCGTCTGGTGGAAGTAGTCGGAGTACGAGATGGTGTTCTCCGCGAGAGTGCGGAGGGCGTCCAGCTCGTAGTCGTCTGGCTGCGTCTTCTGGGTCTCGTCTTGCACGGCGGCAAGTACGTCGGCCTCTGGGTACTGCATCACTCTGACCTTGCTGCGCATCGGGAGCCAAAGACGCTCGCCGACGTTGAGGGTGGCCTCTCTTCCAGGAGCATCGTTGTCCAGGAAGAGGACGATGGGACACCCGAAGCGGTGGATCATGCGCTGCTGCACTTCTGAGATGTAAGAACCCATGAGCGCCACCGTGTTCCAGAAGCCTGCCATCTTCATCCACATGCAGGCCTTGAACCCTTCGACGATGAACACCCTAGCTGTCGGGTCTGACGCCGACATGACGCGTGGGTAGACGTTGTCGAGGTTCCACAGGAAGTTGTGGTTCTCGCAAACGTAGCTCGGGTGCACCTCATCGAAGCCCTCTCCAAAGTCTCCAGGGAAGAACTTGCCGTTCACTGCCTTGCCGCCTTGGTAGACCTTGTACTTTGGCTGCACGCCCTTGCTGATGGCGCCGCCAGAGATGCCTGCAAGGTTCCCGTAGAGGTCACGCAGTGGGTACGTGACTCTCTGCGCCTTCGCGTCGAAGCCGACGTCCATCTCCTTGAGCAGCCTCGGATCGAAGCCGTCTTGGATGAGGGTGGTCGGCTCGTTGTCGAAGATGCCGAGGATGGACTCTGCGAGGATGGGCTTAGCCTCGAAAGGATCGCTGATGGCGAAGAGGTTCTTCTTCTTCCTCTCGGCCTGCTCGACGTTCCTCTGGAGGATGTCTGCGACTCCTTGCGTCTCGGAGTCGATCTGCTGCCGGGTGAGTCCGACCTTCTTCAGCAGCTTCTTCAACGAGCCTGCTTCGTGGCAGGTGAAGCAGTGATAGACCCCCTTCTCTACGTTCACAGAGAACGAAGGGGTCTTCTCCTCCCCTCCTTTGTGGAAGGGGCAGGTCGTTGTGTAGTTGTCCCTCCCTGACGGCTTCAGCTTGGGAAGGTGGCGCTGGAAGATCGCTAGGATCCTGTCGCGCATCTCTTGCTCACAGCGGGACCTTGGGGTCCTTCAGGGTCCCATCGCTACGGAAGGAGCTCGTCCTGAAGCGTGCAACTGGACGAGGCCCGGCAGAGCCGCCACCGCTGGGCGCCTCTCCGTAGTTCGATCTCTCGTCGGCATCGAGCCCGGTGAGGACCTTGCGCAACTCGAAGGTGTGTCCGGGGTCTGCCCGGATGACCATGCCCTCGAAGACACCGGACTCTCGAACGCCAGGAGCGGTGATGAGGAGGTCGACCACCTTCTTCTTCAGCACCGGGTCGACGTGGAACTTCTTCGAGACCCGGAAGACGCAGTCAGCATCCATGCCGATGGAGTCGGCAAAGGCGAGCTCTGTGAGGTCCTCGCCATGCGACTGCTCTGCGGACCGCTTCGCTTGAGTGATGCCCACGACGGGGATGTCGAAGCGGCGAGCGGTGAGCTTCAAGTCCTGCGAGATGTGGGAGATGTTCTTCCAGTCGATGCTGCGGGACTTGGTGCGGTCATCCTTCATCAGGTACATGCCGTCGACGAAGGCGATGTCAGGCTCGGTCTCTTCGATCTTCGCCTGGAGCCACGAGACGCCACCACCATCCTCTGCGTCTCGGTCGGTGGTGACGATGAAGAACGGATTGCGGCCACCGTTCTTGGTGCCGGCGTACTTCTCATCCTCGACGAGGTCTGCAAGAACCCCGAAGAGGTGGTCCCGAACCTGGGGCTGGAGCCGGCCGTTGAGGTACTCGTGGTAGTCGACCTGGGCCAGGATGCATGCAGCGCGGCCCAGGATCTCGTCGTGCGACATCTCCCGTGAGTAGAAGAGCACCCTGCGCCTGGAGTCGACGTAGGCCGACACCGCGATCTTGAGAGCCCACCAGGTCTTCATCGACTTGGGGCGGCCGTAGACCACGATGAAGTTCTGCCTCTTCATCCCCTGCGTGGCCTCGTTGAGTGGGTCCCAGGGGTAAGGGATGCCGATGACACCCTTCGACCCCTGCACCATCTCGTAGCGGGCCTTCAGCATGTTGTAGGCTGCCGCCATCGAGAAGTCCTCGCTCTGATCCGCCAGCGCGGATAGGCCAGGAGTTGCTGCTCGGAGATCTGCCAGAGCTTCCAGCGGGTTCGTGCTCACCGTCATCATCAGACGCTCGGCGAGCATCTGAACCTCTACGGCGATCTTCCCCTTGCGAAGGATCTCGGTGAGGACGGCAACGTCGTCATTCGAGTTGAAGAAGGGGAAGGCACGGAACTGCTGTTGAACCAGCTCTCGGCTTGGAACGCTGCCAGCGGTTGCGGTCGCGTGGTAGATGTCTCTGATGAAGCGGTAGACCTCCTGCCCTTCTGGCGTGAAGAAGTACGACTCGTCGATCTTCGCCTTCTCGAGGATGCGGAACTCTCGCGTCTCGATGACCTTGGACAGCAATGCGTGTTCGATGTTGTTGTCGTGCACGGTCCCTCCTGAGGACCCATCAAAGCATCGGGGGCTGACCTCGTGTGGAAGTCAGCCCCCTTATGCCACCTTCGAATGTGGATTCGAACTACAGACTGGTCACCCCTTCTGCTGGTGGCTCGATGACCGTGTCGGTACTGCCCGTGGTGGGCACTCCGGCGAAGACCGTCTGGGCGATGTCGAGCTCCGCGCTCTTCAGCAGCTCGCTGAGTAGCCGCAGAGTGCGCTCGCTCCAGCCGCTGTTCATGTGGCCTGCTCCGAAGCGCAGGCCCTCTGCCGCACTCGCCAAGGCGTACTTCACCGTCATCATCGGCCCGGAGGCCTCCGACGGCGCTGAGATGGCGTTGACCTGCAACTCCCCGACCTGGATGGAGTCGATGCGGCACTTCTCGGCAACCGTGATCACCCAATGACCTCTCTGTAGTTGGCGATGACTGCCTTGCGAATCAGGGGCGTGATGTGGTGGGTGCGTTCGAGCGAGTCCTTCAGGCCAGTGAGCAGGTGCTTGCGCCCTTCTGGCAGTTGGCTCGGGTCGAGGTTCAGCATTCGGCCCAAGAGGTACAGGGCCGCATCGACGTCACGCTTCTCGATGAATCTCTCGATGACGATGGTTTCGGACACGAGTCACCTCCATTGGTTGGTGACACAGTGTATGTACACCAGTTCCTGTACTTTGTTCCACCCAGATGGGTAGTTTCTCTTCTACCTGTACGTTCCCTGGGCCTTCGACTCCATCAGCTGCTTGAAGGCCAGCTCGGCCTGGGCACGCTGCTCGAGGGCGTAACTGCGAGCCAAGTCGCCGGCGATGCCGATGGCCTTGTCGATGCTGACCTCGTCCTGGTTGCAGGTGAGGGACACGCTGCACATGGCGGAGGTGCCGGTGCCGAACTCCTTGATGCCGAAGTCGGAGCTCACTGTCACCCGAGCCTTGCCGTCTCCTGCGACCTTCGCGATCTCGTCCATGATGCTCCTTGGGATCTCTCTCGGGTCGACCTGGAAGGCCTCGCCCGAGCTGATGTTGTGGTCCTTGTTGACTGCCTCGCGGGAGCCAACGATCTTGACGTCCTGTCTGAAGACCTCGCTCATGTCTTCTTCCTGTCCTGCTGTGGCTTGTGGATGTGCACCTTCTGCTGCGTCAGCCGGACGTGCTTGGTGGCCTCGCAAGTCTCGGCGACGTGCTTGAGCAGGTTCGGGGCGGGCTCTTTGCAGTAGGGGCACGGGTACGTCTTCATGGCTAGTCGATGTCTCCGGCTTCGACGCTGGTCAAGGAGTAGTTGTCGTACCAGCGCCTCCCGCAAGCGACACACGAGACACGCTGGTTGGCGTAGGAGCCGTCTACCTCGACGCTCTGACCTTCGATGTCCGGCGAACCACAGAAGGGACAGACGTGTGGCTTCTTGAGATGGTCGGCCTTCTGCTTCTCGGTGAGGTCGACCTTCTTGGTCGTCACTTTGGACTCACGCAGACATCGAGGGCGAAGCGCATCCCCATGGCGGCTACCTGGATGGCCTCCTCGAGGATCTTCTTCTTGTGGGCCTCCCGGTCGTTGAAGGGGATCTTCGCAGGGTTGACCTTCACGAGATCCCACAGCTCGTCCAGTTCCTCGAGGATGATGGCGTAGCCCTCGTGGGCGCTGTTGAAGGAGCCGTGGAGGGCGGTGGCCCGCTTCAGCTCGGCGATGGCGAGGCTGGCCACCAGCTTGAGCGCCAGATCGTCTCCGGTGTCGGCCATCTACTTCTCCGCCTTCTTGTCGCCGAGGAACGCGAGGACCTTGGGGCCCTTCACCTGGGGCGTCCCCTCCTTCTCGTCGTAGGCCACGTCGATGATCTTCTGGAAGCCGTTGCCCTTGAGCCAGGCGTAGACGCCGGCGTAGTCGACCTCCGTCACCTGCTGGACGAGCTTCTCCTCCTTGCCGTCCTTGTTCAGCTGCTTCAGGTCGAGGAGGCGCTCGTAGATGCCGTTCTCCTTGCACAGGCGAACGAGGTCGTCCGTGTTGAAGGCACGGAAGGTGACGGAGGTGGTCTTGAAGGGGCCCGCGGTCAGCACCGTGCCTGCCCCCTCCGGCCCGCGCTGCTTGGTGATGTTCAGCGTCACCTTCTGGCGGAGCTCGTCCTGCGCCGTCTTCAGCGCCACGTTGCGCTCCTCGAGGGCCTTCTTCACCATCCCCACGAGGACAGCGTACTGGCGCTTCTGCTCCTCCACGGGGAGCCCCGCGAGGTCTTCGAAGAACGTTCCAAGCAGCCAGTTCTCCTCGAGCTCCGTGTACTTCATGTCCGCCTGGTTGAAGGCCTCGAGGGCCAAGTCATGCGGAGTCTTCACTGCTTCTGTCATCGTCCACCTCTGCGCTTGGGGATGGGGGTGCCGTAGTACTGGAGCCGGAGGAAGTCGACCATCCGCATCGCCATGCGGAGGTCCCTCCGGGTCTTCATGTACAGGCCGTCGGGGTTGGTGAAGTCAGCGATCCTCCCCAAGTAGCTGGGATGAAGGATCGGCATGACCGGGTAGTGGATCTCGGCCGCCTTGCCGTAGTAGGTGGCGCTGAAGACCTGCCCGCGAGACTTGGTGATCTGGGCAGAGAGCTTCCGCGTCACGGCCATGAGCGCCGTGTTCCCGCAGGCGATGATGAGGAGCGGGTCCACGATGTAGATGATGTTCAGCAGCCGCTCCCAGCAGGCCTTCATCTCGGGGAGGTTCGGCTGCCGGTTCTCTGGGGGCTGGCAGGAGATGACGTTGGTGATGGCGAACTCCTTCTCTCGCCAGTCCAAGATCTTCTGGTTGAACTGCTCGGTGGTCTCCCTGGTCCTCTTGCCGTCGTGGTAGCCCTCCCAGAGCCTCTGGATCTCGGGGTCGTCCGAGACGGAGGCGAGCAGCATGTTGAGGAGCTGGCCGGACTTCCCGATGAAGGGGATCGACTCCTGCATCTCCTCCTCGCCGGGAGCCTCCCCCACGATGAGGACCTTGGCGTCCGGGTTCCCAGAGAAGAAGACGATCTCCTCATGGCCGAGAGCGCACTTCGCCTTACCGAGGTCGCAGCGCTGGCAGCCGTACCACATGGAGAAGAGCTGCTCGAGCTGCTCCCCCTTCGTCTGCCCGGGGAAGTTGAAGAGCTTGAGGGGGTTCTCCTTGGACAGGGCCTCCTCCATCGGTGAGTTGATGTCGAAGGTCTTCGCGGGACGGCCGCGTCCCTTCTTCCCTCGCGGCGGCGCGTAGGGGATGACGAACGGGAAGTCCGCCATTCCCTACACCCTCTGCCCGATGCCCGGAGGTGGCTGCATCTCGGGCAGGATGATGCCGGCCTCCTTGGCGCGCTTCTGCTCCTGCTCCTTGAAGTAGCGAGCGTAGAGCGCCATCATCCGGAGCCGCGACTCGGGGCTGACGTCGGTGAGCTTGTAGAAGACCACCGGCCAGAAGGTGATCTCCCCGGAGCTGATGAGGTCGATGTCCAGCAGAAGGATGTCGATGCGCAGGTTGCCCGGCTCCACCTTCTGGAGGCGGAGGACCCGACGCGGGTTCTTGAGCTTCACCCGGACCGGGGCCGCGCCGTCGTCCACGTACTCGACGAGCTCCCCGACGTACTGCTCGGTGGCGCAGGTCAGGACGCAGAGCTTCTCGGGATCGACGTCGTTCTTGACCAGGTCCTCGAGGATGGCCTGCATCATTGCGTCATTCATCGGTGTCTTCCTCTTCCTTGGCGAGTTCCTGCATGGTGTTGCGGTAGACCTCCATCAGCTCGGGCGGCAGCTGGCGAGGCGCGTCGTTGGGCTTCACAGTGCTGAAGGGGTAGTTCCATGTCTTCAGCTCGTGCTTCAGCGACTGGCAGAGCTTCTTCAGTGGAGGAGCAAGCCAGTCCTCGAAGATGACCACCACCGGCTTCTTCTTGCCCGGCAGCGGCCTCTGGATGCGACCGAAGGACTGCTGAAGCGCGTTCTTCGACTTGTAGGGTGTGAGCTGGATGAGGGTGTCGAGGCGGTCATCGTCGATGCCCTCGTTCCCCAGCTTGGCGATGGCGAAGCAGAGCTGGCTGTTGCGGAGCACGTTCATCCGGTCCTTGGTCTCGGAGACGATGAGGCCAGAGCCGGGGAAGAGCGCGTGCAGGAGCTTGAGCTGCACCTTCGAGTGGGACAGGGCGATGATCTTCCTGCCGGCATCCAGCGCCGTCTTGATGTGCCAGTACCTGAAGACGTTGGCCGTCAGGTCGTTGGCCAGCAAGGTGCGAAGGACGGAGACGTTGATGGTGTTGCTTGCCGACCTCGCCTTCTCGTAGTCGATGCTGGCAGGCGTCTGCTGGAAGTAGATGTCCGGAATGATGCGCTGAGCGAGGTCGGAGTAGAAGGGCTCCCCGATGTTGTAGCGGTAGATGGGATCGAGGCCGTCCTCCCGCTCCGCAGTGGCGGTGAGGCCAATACGGTCTCCATAGAACGGCTTCGCCGTGATGGAGAACTTCGGAGCACCGATGCGGTGCACCTCGTCGTAGATGACGAGGCCGAAGTAGCGGAAGAACTCCTCGGGCAACGCCCCGTCCTCGATGCGACGGTACAGGGTGGTGACGAGAGCTAAGGTGATCGGGTGCGCCCACTTGCAGACCGCACCCTGCACCAGCCCCAGCTCCCCTTCGAACTTGAGGCCCGGCTTCAGGCCCTTCTCCTCGTTGCCGTAGATCGACTCGACCCACTGCGTGAGGATGCCGGTGTCCGGCACGACGACGAGAGTGGGCACGCCTCGCTGAGCGACCTTCTTCAGCGACAGCTTGGTCTTCCCCTTCCCGCAGGCCAGGTTGAGGATCCCGTTGTCGTGCAGCTTGAGGGCTTCCCAGGCCCTCACCTGCTCCTCGTCCCGGGGGACGACGAGGTCCTCGAACTCGACCCTCTGGAAGCTGGGGCGCAGGTCGACGAACGGGAAGTCGTAGAGCGCGTACTGCGCTGACGGGAGGAACTCTCTCGGGCAGATGATGTGGGTGGAGGACTCGTCCCAGAGTCGGAGCAAGATGTTGGCCTGCTCCGACTCGCTGTAGACCGTGAACTCAAGCGCCCGCTGAACCGGCCCCTCCCTGATACCGCTCTTCGGGAGCCAGAGGCTGTTCGACAGGTACGCCTTGTTGGCTTCCTTCGGTACGAAGTTCAGTTCCATGGCGGCGGACTCTAACAGAGAGGGAGGACATCGTCTGTACTACTTGGGAGGCTGCGCAGGCGTCATCGGAGTGACATCCTGCTGCGGCGCTCCCATCTGAGGCGCGGACTCCGGCCAGATCCACTGGCGCGTCGCCAGGTGGAGCTGCCACGTGAGACTGCGAAGCGCGTCGATCATCATGTTCTTCCCGAGACGCTCGACGAACGTCTCCTCTCCGAGCTGCGGGATCATCGGCGGTGGAGATGCCGCCATGGCGTAGTACATCGGATCCGTCAGCCAGCCGTAGCCGTACTGCGGAGGGGCCGGGAAGATCCCAGCTGGCTGCGGCTGCTGCCTGACCTGCACCTGCTGGGGCGGCTGCTGGTACGACTGGACCTGCAAGGGGGCCTGGCTCGCCATCGGAGGAGGCGGAACCTGGTACCCGACCGGCTGCTGATAGCCCACCGGCTGGGGCGGAGCAACAGCCTGGTAGTTCCTGGCGCGGACAAGGGTGTCCCGGCAGGACGACATGACCGTGCAGCTCCGGCACTCCCGGGTGTTCGGGTTGTGGAACCTCTCGTCTCCGAAGCACCTCGGTTGGGCGGACTGGCCACCGAACTGATACGACATGACACCTCCTGGTTTGGGGTAACTACGCAACGTCAGACGCCTTATCCCAACGACTCGCTGAGACTTTCCTTGTCATGGAAGGGCCCCAACGCCTACACTCGGTCCACGGACGAGTCCCTCTCCGCGCGCCCGAAGGAGCACGACGATGAAGACCGCAGGGGTGATGTTCGACTTCTACGACGACCCGACAGGTTCGGTCTTGAAGTCCGTGTTCCCGGACGCCGAGAAGCTTCCGGAGGTCGTGAAGACCGCGCACATCCTCAACTCCGAAGAGCGTGACGTCCTCCGCGACGATGCCTACGCCCTCGTGATGCACAACGAGGGGCAGGTCCTCCGCAAGTTCGCCTGCGTGGACCCCGGCAACACGCTGCTCTCCCTCGTCTACTTCGAGAAGACGGCTGGCATCCTCCCGAAGGATGCGCGAGACGCGGCCTACGCGAGCATCATCGCCCGCGCCGAGGAGTTCGGCCTGCTCGAGAAGGAGGCCGTCAAGAAGGAAGACGAGGACGAGGCTCCCAAGAAGGACGAGCCGCGCGGCTCCGGGAAGCACCCCCAGCGGAAGCGGGACTCGATGAGCCAGCCCTTCGCCGGCGACGACGCCGACTGGGCCGAGCGGACCAACCTCCGGTCCATCCAGGCCGGCGGGCCGTCCTCGGGCCGGGTGGGCGAGGCCCTCGCCAACCTGAACACCAAGACCGCCTCGGTGGACGTCTCCGGCGCGCAGGAGGTCCGCTTCGTGAAGCAGGCCGCCACGCACCACGCCCTCGGCCACAGGTTCCCCCTCGACAGCTACGCCGACATCCGGGCCGCCGTCGACTACTTCAAGCAGAGCTGGCCGGACTTCCAGCCGCCCGAGCGGCACGAGTTCGCCGTGAAGGTGGCCAGCCGGGCCGAGGCCATCGGCCTCGAGGTGCCGGAGCTGATGGCCCGCTACGGCTCCACCGCCTACGCCCCCGACGTCGAGGCCCACCTCGCCAACCGGAAGGCCAACTGCGAGAAGCAGTACCACGAGGTCTACGACGCCCTGAAGGAGAAGCGCGCCGAGATCGAGCCGGAGCACTTCGCCGCTCTGCTCGCCAAGGTCGACACCACCACCGGGCTGAACTGGCACTGGGGCGGTGCGGTCTCCGACCCCTGGCTGGCCACCTTCGGCGGCACGACCCAGTCCGAGAAGACGGCCTTCGGCTGGGAGGGCGGCGGCTACACGGTCGACGCCGAGAAGCTCCAGGAGGCGGCCGCCAGCGGCGCCCTCAAGGGCAACTTCACCGACGACGTCGTGGCGGCCTTCGAGAAGGACCCGGTCACCATCTTCTCCTCGATGCCCGACGACACCAAGCTCATCATGGCCCGGCTGGCCTCGGAGTAGGGCATGCACCGTCAGACTCTCGCTGCCTTCGCGGACGAGCTCGAGAAGATCTCCTTCATCTCCCCGGCAGCCGACCTCGCGGGTCTCGGCATCCTCGCGGTGCCGGGCGTGAAGCACCTGATGAAGAAGCCGAAGGGCACCGCGCAGGACAAGAAGGAGCGCAACACGGCGAAGTACGAGACCGCTGGCCTCGCCACGCTGGGCGGCTCCGTCCTCGCCAAGGACCACCACGAGCTGGGGGCGGGCCTGAAGAAGGGCATCGGCGCGGCGAAGAACTTCGCAGGCAAGGCTCTCCGGCACGCATGACCCCTGAGGAGCGACTCACGGACCTGCTGGCGGGTGCCCGTCCGACGGCGCCCACGGAGGGGTCCAGCCTCGAGGCGGCGATGCGGAGGGCGGAGCCGGAAGGGTTCAGCCCCGTCACCATCCGCACGCTCTTCTTCCATCAGGACGTCCACCCGGTGGTCCTCGACTTCGCCCTGCTCCGCACCTTCGGGGTGGCGTGGCACGGATGGGAAGCAGAGACCATCTGGGCGGAGGTCCACCGTGCCTTCAAGACTCAGGTCTCCGAGATCGTTCGGGCCAAGGTGATGGCAGTGAAGACCTGCCACGTCTCCACCGGTCCCTGGGAGAGCTGGCAGGTCTTCGAGAAGGTCATCCAGGTCCTCAACAACAACCTCCCGCGATGGGACCTGATGCAGGCGCCCGGCCTCGAGCAGCTCTACGCCGGCATCGACATCATGGACACGCTGGACAAGAAGCCCTTCTCCGACGAGGTGAAGCTCTACATCGCCGCGGCGTGCCACAACGAGGACGTCCTCTTCCTCCCGCCGCCTCTCGACCTCGTGCAGGTCGAGGTGAGCCAGCCCCACTACGTCTGCCAGGACTGCGGCAACGAGGACTCGGCCCTCTTCCACGACGGCATCTGCGACACCTGCACGGAGAAGTGGACGCAGGGGACGATGGGCGGCCGCCCCGACACGGAGCTGCTGTCGCAGGGCAAGGGGCGCAACCTGAAGACCGTGCTGCGCTTCGACCCCGACGCGACCCAGACGCTCTGGGACTCCGTGAAGGGGAAGAAGACCGCCGACGTGGCTGACCTCCTCGACGAGACGCCCGAGGGCACGCAGGTGGCGAAGCTCCTCATGGCGCGCGACTACATGAACATCCGGCGGCGCCAGCTGGCTGATCAGCTCACCTCGCTCAAGTCCTGGCTGGGGGCGGCATGAAGATCGCCTCGATGGTGAAGTACACGGAGAAGGGCAAGCTGGTGAAGAAGGCCCAGTACGCTGCCTTCGCCGACGAGATGGACAAGATCGCCGGCACCTGGATGACCAACGTCGGCAGCAAGATCGTCAAGGCGGTCAAGGCGGCGCCGAGAGACTCGATGCACGCCGTCACCGACTTCGCCAAGCGCCCGATGCAGTCCATGAAGGAGGGCTGGAAGGCCACCTGGGATCCGAAGCTCGGCAAGGGCGGGGGCAAGCTCTCTGGTGGCCTCATGCTGGCCGGCACGGCCGCCAGCGTGGCAGGTGCCGTGCCCAAGAAAGATCCGACTGGTCGGCAGGAGAGCCGGATGACTCGCGGCATGCGCGCCGGTGCGGGGTTCGCCACCGGCCTCGCCGCTGCCAAGCACGGCATCATCCCAGGCATTGCGTTGGGTGTGGCGGGGGATGTCGCCGCAGGCTACGCTGGCCGCCGCATCGACAAGATGCGAAAGTACGCTCCCCCGGGCGCGGTGCAGGCCCCACCACCTGAAAGCACTTGATGGCCTACGACAACTTGTCACTCGGCTTCGGTGGGACGTCGCGCTTCAGCGGGCAGCGCGGCCGCACGGCCGATGGCATGGGGCGCTCTGGCGTCCGCTACCCGTCGCCCTTCTTCGACCTCGGCCAGACCTACCTGCCGCCGGACCAGAAGAAGCTGCTGCACTGGTGCCGCTTCTACTACCTGACGAACCCCCTCATCAACTCGGTCGTGCACAAGATGGCGGAGTACCCCATCACCGAGATCATCATCGACGAGAAGGACCAGCAGGTGAAGGAGAAGTGGGAGGAGATGCTGGGCAGCCACCTGCGCTACCGGCCCTTCCAGATCGAAGTGGGGATCGACTACTTCGCCTACGGCATCTGCATCACCACCATCCACTTCCCCTTCACGAAGTGGCTCCAGTGCCGCAACTGCAAGCACAAGGTGCAGGCGAAGAAGACCGTCTACAAGTGGCGCAACCTGGACTACATCATCCAGTGCGACAAGTGCGGGACGACGGCGCCGGCGAAGGTGCAGGACTTCTACGAGAAGGACCTGCGCCGCATCCGCCTCATGCGGTGGAATCCGGAGTACGTCCACGTCGACCCTGGCTTCGCCGGCACGGACCCCGTCTACACCTTCGAGCTCCCGCTCCAGGTCCGCAACGACCTGCTGCTCGGCAAGAAGACCCTGCTCGACACCATCCCCGACGTCTTCGTCGAGGCGCTCCGGCGCAACAAGTTCGTCCGCTTCGCCGACGAGAACATCTTCGTCTTCAAGCGCCCCATCATCAGCCAGAAGGACAACGGCTGGGGGATGCCGCTGATCTTCCCCGTCCTCAAGGACACCTTCTACCTCCAGGTGCTGCGCAAGGCGCAGGAGGCCATCGCGCAGGAGCACATCGTCCCGCTGCGCATCCTCTTCCCGCAGGCAGGCTCCAACACCTCGGATCCCTACACCACGATCAACCTCGACTCCTGGAAGAGCCGGGTCGAGGGTGAGATCGCGAAGTGGAAGTACGACAACAACTACATCCCCATCCTGCCTCTCCCGATCGGCAACGAGACCATCGGCGGCGATGGGAAGGCGCTCATGCTGCACCAGGAGATGCAGGCCTGGTCCGACCAGATCGTGGCCGGCATGGGCGTGCCCCGGGAGTTCGTCTTCGGCGGCCTCCAGTACAGCGGCTCCAACGTCTCCATGCGGATGCTGGAGAACTCCTTCATCGGCTACCGCGTCGACCACGAGAACATGCTCAACAACTTCGTGATCCGGCGCATCGCCAACTACATGGGCTGGAAGCCCGTGCGCGCCCACATGAAGCGCTTCAAGATGGCGGACGACCTCCAGCGCACCGCCTTCCTCTTCCAGCTCAACCAGGCGCAGAAGATCTCCGACGTCACCTTGCTCCAGGAGGCTGATCAGGATCCTGCGGTCGAGGAGCAGAGGAAGAACATCGAGATGGACCGCCAGCTCGAGTACCAGCGCAAGATGGCGATCGCGCAGGCTCAGGTGCAGGCGGAAGCCCAGGCCATCCAGATGAAGGCCCAGGCCGAGGTGCAGCAGGAGATGATGGCCAAGGGCATGGCCATGCCGGGTGCCGAGGGTCAGCCGGGTCAGCCGGGCGTGCCTGGGCAGCCTGGTGCAGAAGGCGCGCAGCCAGGGATGCCTGGGCAACCTGGCGCCGAGGGTGGCCAGCAGGGCGAGATGATGGAGGGGTCGCAGGCGGCGCCAGGGATGCCTGACAATGCCTCCGTGTCTCCCGCGAACGCGCAGCAGGCCCCGACGGAGGGCGTGCCTCAGGAGATGCAGAGCCCCATCACGCAGGGCCAGACCGGCGGAGGGATGAACCTCCTCTACCTCGGCCGCCGCGCGGTGGTCGCCATCCACGAGCTCGAGCAGCAGGACCCTTCCGGAGCGAAGAAGTCTCTCACGCTCCAGACGATGAAGATGTCGAACCCCCAGCTCTACTCCGTCGTCATCCGGATGCTCCAGAGCGAGCAGGGCTCCCAGGCCAATCCGCTCAGCCCGACGCAGAGCCCCCTCCCACAGCAGAAGCCCGAGAGGCGCCAGTCGCCCGTCGGTGTCTAGAGGTGGGGAGTGTCCAAGGTCGAGGTGTTCTACGCACGGGAGCGCGCGCTCCCTGAGGGCGATCTCTCCGTCTGGGAGTACGTCGTCGAGCAGGGAGATGGCCAGGTCGTGCTGGCCGGCTACTGCGCGGGGTGGGAGGAGTACACCCTCGAGGAGTTCAACAAGAAGCACGGCGTCTACTACGGCAAGGGGTTCTACGAGCAGCAGGAGGCTCGCCGGAAGTGGCAGCAGAAGTACCACCTCGACGGGCACACCACGCGGGAGTACGCGCAGCTGTGCCACCGCGAGTACCGTCTCGACCAAGAGATCTCGATCGCACCTCTCCGCGGGCACCAGAGGGTGAACAAGCACCTCTGCGGTGTGTGCTCGGAGCCTGCAACCTTCCTCGCAGAGTTCGTGGGGGGACAGCCCCAGTTCTACCTCTGCGAAGACCACGCGAACCGTGAGTGTGTCGACCTGCTCTTCCCTCCAGAGGTCTCGCCACAGCGCATCGTCTTCTACTGAAGGCTAAGAGAAGAGCCTCCGACTCCTCTCTCACTTCGGTTCCTGCGGGAAGCAGGGGAGCAGATCCATCAGGTCGTCGTAGAGGCTTGCCGACTGGTCTCGAAGGCGCGTGAGTCGAGCTACCAAGGCCGGAGGGGCTCCCTGGTAGCTCGCTCGCTGGACGAGGTCGTTGAGGACCTTCACCTGGTCCTTCATGTAGTCGCCCTGGTCGATGATGTCTTCCCTCCAGATCTGGTCGCCCTGACTCATGAGTCTGGGTCTCCGATCCTCCGCTCCAAGCTTTCGTCGCTCATCATCTCTTCCGCGCGCTCCATCGCCATGGTGTCGAGCATCTCCATGAACTGCTCGGGCATGATGTGGTCTGCGACGAGTTCCATGATGCAGGTGGTGTGGATGGTGACCGTCTCGTGTTCGTCCGGTCGCTTCTCTGGATCGGAGACGAGCATCTTCAGGCCCGTCTGCGGGCTCCGTCCGACGATGCCGAAGAACAACTCGATGCCGTCGTCGTTGTTGTCGATGCGGCTTTCACACACGAAGCACACGACATCGTCTGGCTCGTCCACTTCCTGCTGCGTGGGCAGTGGGTGGCACGGGATTGGCGGTGGCGGAAGGTAAGCAGAAGGCGGGTAGTACGGGGCGGGAGCAGGAGGCAGGGGTGCTGGTTGTCCTGCTGCCCTGGGGTAGAACGGCGGAGGGTTAGCCATGTGCCTCCGCGAGTAGGGCAGGGAACCAGACCCTGCGGCTCGACGTGATCATCAGCGTGCTCTCCGTAGAACGAGTTGGAGTAGGGAGGATCCTCGACCACAGGACATGCAGCCGGGGAGCAGGCGCTTGTCTGGGTCGTAGTCCTCATCGCCTGGGGCCAGAGAAGGGTCTCGGCCGGCGTGATAGAAGCCTGCGATGTTGCGTTCCACTCTGGGGTTGTCCTTCTCATACCTCCAAGACTCGTCGAGGCAGATGAAGCACTCCCAGCTAGGGGTCCAGCCTTTGTCGACTTCGCCTGCGATCCACTGCTGGAGCAAGTCACAGCTCAGGCAGTCGAAGGCCTGGCCACACAGCAGCTCTTGGAAGACTCGATGCTCTTCGATGTACAGCGGGTTGCCCTCAGCATCCACCTCCACCTGCTCGTTCTCTCGGAGGAGAGCGCGGCCACCCACGATGGGGAGACCGAGTGGCGTGAACTGCCCTCCGTTGGAACGGAAGTAGAGAGGACAGGCCGCCGTCTTGGTGGGGTGGTCCATCGACTACCCTGCGACGTAGCCCATCTTCCTCGAGATCATGTTCAGCAGCGCCTGCGTGACGCGCTGGACCATCAGCGAGAAGATGCGGCCGAGGAACGAGAAGATGAAGAGACGCATGTTGGAAGCTCCGGGACAGGTTCGGGTTCGGGGTGAGGCGGTTGAGAGGACTTGGGCGGTGGGAACATCTTGCCGAGAAGTGCGTCCTGCTTCTCGTCCTCCCACATCGACGACTGCGTCGGTAGCATCGCACCTCCTTTCGGCGTGAGAGCCTAACATCTGCTCCGACAAGTCCTTATGCCGAGAGAGTTCGCGGACTTTCGTTGACGTAGTTGCTCATCGACCGCTATCCTCGGACCAACTAGAGGCCGCGAAGACCTCGCATGCGACGAGGTAGCGTACTCTGGAGCTCCGTCAGCTCCCTTTCGCGAAGGGCAGACCCTTGGACGACCACATCTCTCCTGAGCAGTCCTTCGAGACGCTCAAGAAGAACACGCTCGAAGCCATCCAGTCCTACTTCCCCGACGGCAAGTACGCCGGCAGGAAGCAGACCGTCCACCTCACCAACCTCCGCGTCGAGGACAACCTCAAGTCCGACGACGTGTCCTCGCAGACTGCGATCAAGGACAAGGACGGCACGTGGGGCGTGCAGGTCAAGGCCGACATGAAGCTCGTGGACAACGCCACGGGCAAGGTGCTCGACGAGACCAAGGGCTCCGTCCTCGCCAAGCTGCCCAAGCTGACCAACCGCTACAGCTACATCGTCAACGGGAGTGAGTACCAGGTCGACCACCTGTTCCGCCTGAAGAGCGGCATCTACGCCCGGGTGCAGGACAACGGCGAGCTCGAGTCGGAGTTCAACCTGGCGAAGGGCAGCCGCCCCTTCTCGGTCCACCTCGACCCCGTGAAGCGCAAGCTGTCGATGAAGTACGGCAACTCCCACATCCCGCTCTACCCCGTCATGAAGAGTCTCGGGGTGGCTGACGACGACATCGAGAAGAGCTGGGGCAAGGCGCTCTTCGACGCCAACAAGCCGAAGACCGACGAGAAGTTCAAGGGCTCTCTCAGCAAGCTCGTGAAGCTGGTGTCCGAGGAGCCTGTCCCTGCGGACCTCTCGGCAGACGACCTGCACAAGCACGTCAACTCCTTCTTCAACCAGATCTCCGTTCGTCCCGACACCACCAAGCTCACGCTGGGCGAGGCCCACGAGGCGGTGACGGGGAAGACCCTGCTCCAGGCGGCGCACAAGCTGCTGGGCGTCTCGCGCGGCACGCACCAGCCTGATGACCGAGACAGCCTGGCCTTCAAGGAGACGGCCAGCATCGAGGACTTCATCCCCGAGAAGATCCTGCGCGCCGGCTCCCGTACCATCCGGCCCCGGTTGCGGCAGACCATCGACCAGAAGCAGTCGGTCCGCGACATCGTCGCCTCCAACCTCTTCGGCCGTCCGGTGGAGGAGTTCTTCACCAAGGGCGGCTCGGTGGCAGAGCGGTCGGAGCAGACCAACCCCATCCAGATGCTCTCGGCGCACCGCAAGACCACGCTGATGTCGAGGGACTTCGGCGGCATCAAGAGCGACAACTCACTCACCGAGGGCATGCAGACCATCAACCAGAGCCACTTCGGCTTCCTGGATCCGATGCACACGCCAGAGGGTGAGAGGATCGGCATCACCCTCCACCTCGCTTCCCACGTCCGGAAGAACGGGAAGGACCTCGAGATCCCCGTCTTCGACACCCACACCGGCAAGCCCGCCTGGGTGAACGCCGTCGACTTCCACGGGGCTGACGCAGTCCTTCCTGACCAGGTGACGTGGGTCGACGGGAAGCCCAAGCCGATCGCGGCCACGGTACGCACCAAGGCTGCCGGCGGGGACATCGTCGACAAGCCCTTCAAGGACGCGCGCTACGTCATGCCCTCCACCAAGGGCATGTGGAACTACTCCTCCAACCTCGTCCCCTTCCTGTCGGCCGACAACGGCAACCGCATCATGATGGCCGACAAGCAGATGGAGCAGGCGCTCGGCCTGAAGCACCGAGAGGTCCCGCTGGTCCAGTCGAAGACGGACCACCCCGGAGACCCCGACCACACCTTCGAGAAGTTCCTGGGGCACTTCATCGCTTCGCGCTCCCCTGCCGCGGGGAAGATCTCGTCCATCAAGGGCGACGTCGTCCACATCGCGGGCGACGACGGCAAGAAGCACGAGGTCCACCTCTACAACAACTTCCCCCTGAACGATGCGAAGGGGATGCTGCACTCGGACCTGGTGATGAAGGTCGGCGACAAGGTCCGCAAGGGCCAGGTGGTGGCCGACAACAACTTCACCAAGGACGGCAGCCTCGCCATCGGCACCAACCTCCGGGTCGGCTACATCCCGTACAAGGGCTACAACTTCGAAGACGGCATCGTCATCTCGGAGTGCGCGGCGAAGAAGCTGACCTCCGAGCACCTGCACAAGAAGATCGTCGAGATCGACCCCGACAACGACCACATCGGCAAGGCGAAGTACCAGGCGTGGGCCATCTCGGAGTCGCAGGCCATGCCGAAGGAGTACCTCGACGCCCTGGAGGACAACGGCGTCGTGAAGGTTGGCACCAAGGTGAAGCCCGGCCAGGTGCTGGTCGCTGCCATCGGGAAGAACGACACCAAGAAGGCGTCGCTCATGGCGGCCTACGGCAACAAGCGCGCCTTCAAGCCGGTGAAGAACAAGTCGATGGTCTGGGACGAGGACCACGAGGGGACGGTCACCAAGGTGGTGCACGACCCCCAGGGCCGCGGCGTCCGCGTCTACGTCCGCACCGACGAGCCCGTCGTCATCGGCGACAAGCTCACTGGCCGGCACGGCAACAAGGGCATCGTCTCGCTGATCCTCCCGGACCACGAGATGCCCTTCACCAAGAACGTGAAGGGGGAGCGCGAGCCTCTCCACGTCCTGCTCAACCCCTCAGGCATCCCCTCCCGCATCAACCCCGGCCAGATGCTGGAGACGGCTGCGGGGAAGATCGCCGAGAAGACGGGCAAGCCCTACATCGTCGACAACTTCGGGGACCCCCACTCCGACCACCGCACCAAGCTGGAGAAGGAGCTGAAGACGCACGGCCTCTCCGACGAGGAGACGGTCTACGACCCGAGCGACACCCGGCGAGCACTCGGCTCCGTGCTGGTCGGGCCCCAGTACGTTCTGAAGCTGAAGCACCAGGTGGAGAAGAAGCTCTCGGCTCGAGGCGGCGGCACGGACGTCAACGGTCGCAAGCTCGCCAACGACACCGACCAGCAGCCCGTGAAGGGCGGAGAGCACGGCGGCCAGGGCTTCGGCGCGCTCGAGATGTACTCGCTGCTCGGGCACAACGCTCGCCACAACATCCGGGAGATGTCGACCTACAAGAGCGACAACCAGGACATGCTCTTCTGGAACATGATCCAGAACGGGCACGAGCCGCCGCCCCCACAGGTCCCCTTCAGCTACAAGAAGTTCGAGGGGCTGCTGCGCGGGCTCGGCGTCAACGTGACGAAGGATGGAACCTCCATCCGCATCCACCCCATCACCAACAAGGAAGTCCTCCGCCTCACCGGGAACCGGGAGCTGAAGGACGCTGCCAAGACCCTTCGCTCCAAGGACCTGAAGCCAGTGCCGGGCGGGCTCTTCGATGAGCAGCTGACCGGCGGCCTCGACGGCGACAAGTGGTCCCACATCAAGCTCGACGAGCCGGTGCCCAACCCCATCTTCTGTGGCGGCGGCAACAAGCCCGGTCCCGTCCCCGTCCTCATCGGCCTCAAGATGAAGGAGTTCGAGGACGTGATGATGGGGAAGAGGGAGATCGCCGGGCTGACCGGTGGCAAGGCAGTCGAGGCGGCGCTCAAGAAGATCGACGTCAACAAGGAGGTCGACTCCCTCAAGCGCGAGCTCCCCAGTCTGCGGGCGGACGAGCTCGACCGGGCCAACAAGAAGCTCAAGTACCTCCTCGCCCTGAAGGACCTGAACCTCAAGCCCCACGACGCGTACATGATGCACTACGTCCCCGTGGTGCCTCCGAAGTTCCGTCCTGCCTCGGCCACCCCGTCTGGCGACGTGAACTACTCCCCGCTCAACGGGCACTACAAGAACATCAGCCTCATCAACGAGCACCTCCGCAACTTCGACTCGGCCCACTTCGACGAGAAGCATCGGCAGCCGCTCCGCACCCAGCTCTGGGATGCGATGAAGGCGCTCCAGGCCGTGGGCACCCACCGCGAGGTCTACGACACGGACCAGAGCGGCAACCGGGCGCTGAAGGGCATCCTCGACATCATCGGCGGCAAGCCGGGTGAGGAGCAGCCGAAGGAGGGCTACTTCCAGTCCAAGCTGGTGAAGCGCCGGCAGAACCTCTCCGTTCGCTCCACCATCGTCCCCGAGCCGAAGCTGGGCATCGACGAGGTCGGCCTGCCCAAGGGCGCAGCGATGGAGATGTACAAGCCCTACGTCGTGGCTCAGCTCCAGAAGTGGAACTTCCATCCCCTGGCGGCGCAGGACGAGATCAAGAAGATGACCCCCATCGCCTTCCGGGCGCTGGAGAAGGTCGTGGTGGATCGCCCCCTGCTCCTGAAGCGTGACCCGGTGCTCCACAAGTTCGGGGTCATGGCCTTCAAGCCGAAGCTGGTGGAGGGCAAGGCCATCCAGATCCACCCGCTGGTCTGCGGCGGCTTCAACGCCGACTTCGACGGCGACACCATGGCAGGCACCATCCCGATGTCCCGGGAGGCTGTGGAGGAGGCGAAGAAGCTCTTCCCGTCTGCCAACCTCTTCAGCCCCACCAACTACGGGGCCATGTACCTCCCGGCCAACGAGGCGCTGCTCGGGCTCCACCTCCTCTCGAAGTGGGGCAAGAAGACAGGCAAGACGTTCGCCAGCACGACCGAGCTCAACAAGGCCGTGGACGAGGGTCATGCCGAGGTCACCGACGTCGTCCACGTGAAGGGCATGAAGGAGCCCACCACGCTGGGTCGGCTGCTGCTCGAGTCGCGCCTCCCTCGAGGCTACTCCCAGAACACGAAGGTGCTTCACGACAGCGGGTTCGAGTTCTCGAAGAAGGAGCTGAGGAAGATGGCTCCGGAGATCGCCAACAAGCACCGGGACCATTACGCCAACACCGTCGACTCCCTGAAGAACCTCGGCAACGAGTGGTCCTACAAGATGGGCTTCTCCATCGGCCTCAAGGACCTGAAGACCATCCCGCAGCGCGACGCCATCATCGGCAGGGCTGAGAAGAAGGTGCACGACCTGGCGAGCAAGGGCGACGCGCATGACGCCGACGTCATTCGCATCTACCAGGGCGCCACGGGGGAGATCGAGGAGGCCCAGAAGCTCCTGCATGGGGGCGCCACGCAGGGGAACCACCGCCTCGCCCAGATGGTCTTCTCCGGAGCTCGAGGCGACGCCTCCCAGCTCCGCCAGATGATCGCGGCTCCGATGCTGGTGGAGAGCTCCTCCGGCAAGGTGGTGCCCTACCCGCTCAAGCGGTCCTTCGCGGAGGGCCTCGACGTCGGGGACTTCTGGATGTACCAGCACGGCGCACGCAAGGGCATGATCCAGAAGGGCCGCGGCACCGCAGACCCTGGCGCCATCACCAAGGACATCATCAACGCCTCCATGTCGACCCTCATCGTCTCGCCGGACTGCGGGACGAAGGAGGGCGTCCACATGAAGGTCACCGACGAGGACATCCACGACCGCTACCTGGCGGCCCCCTACAAGCTGAAGGACGGCTCGAACATCAAGGCGGGTGAGCTCCTCACGCCGGCTGTCCTCTCTCGCCTCAAGAACTCGAAGATCGAGACGGTCTCCGTCCGCAGTGCGCTGAAGTGCGCCCACGGGGACGGGCTGTGCTCGAAGTGCTTCGGCCTGAACGAGTCCGGTGCCCTCCACGACAACGGGACCAACATCGGCATCCTGGCCAGCCAGGCCATGGGCGAGCCCTCGACCCAGCTCTCGATGCGGGCCTTCCACACGGGCGGCGTGGCCGGCTCGGCTGCGGGCAAGTCCATCGACGCCATCACCCGCCTGCGCAACCTCCTCGAGATGCCGAAGAGGATCCGGGACGAGGCCACCGTGTCGATGGCGACAGGCAAGGTCAGCGCCGTTCGCAAGGACCCCGCCGGCGGTGCCGACGTCATCGTCACGAGCTACCACAACGACCAGCCGGTGGAGACGAAGCACTACATCCCTCGGCACCTCATCGACGAAGAGGTCAAGGTGGGGTCGCTGGTGAAGAGGGGCGACAAGCTCTCGGGCGGGTTCGTGAACCCTCACCGCCTGCTCGAGGCGACGAAGAGCATCCACGCCGTGCAGAACTACCTGACCGACGAGCTCCACGACGGGCTGTTCAAGGGGCTCGGGGTGCGGCGCAGGAACATCGAAGTGGCCGTCCGCAACATCACCAACCTGACCAAGGTGAAGGACCCGGGCCACTCCGAGTGGCTGCCGGGAGACATCCTTCCTCGTTCCGTGGTCGAGGAGCACAACAGGACGAAGGGGGAGAAGGAGGCTCCGGTCATCCACGAGCCACTCCTCAAGGGCGTCGGAGAGATCCCGCACAACATCACCACCGACTGGATGGCGCGGCTCAACTACCAGAACCTCCACTCGACGGTGCGCGGCGCGGCCGCCATGGCCCAGAAGTCCAACATCCACGGGAGCCACCCCATCCCCGGGCTGGCGTATGGTGCGGAGTTCGGGAAGCCCCCTGCTGACCTGAAGGCCAAGAAGCCCCACGTGTACTAGCCCATGTCCCTCTTCCGCAGGCAGCTCGATGATGCAACCGTTCAGCGGGCCAGGGTGCTCGACGTGAACGTCACCAACTACACCCTCGTGGTGCAGACGGAGCTGACGCAGAAGACACTGGCCTGGGTCTCTTGGTCATCCCCCTACATGCACCCCCACAACGGCGAGGGGATCTACTTCATGCCGGAGGTGGGGTCCATCTGCTGGCTCATGGAGCCATCGGACGGCGGGATGCCCTTCGTGGTGGGCTGGACCTCGCTGCCCGGGAAGGATCGCAGTCACCGCAACCGGAGACTCGATCTCAACCCGGGGGACATCTACCTCGGCACCCGTGACGAGAACCACATCCTCCTGCGCCGCGGCGGCGTGGTGGAGATCGGGGCCACCCCTCTGGCCCAGCGCCTCTTCCTCCCAATCAACAACATGATCAAGGACCTCTGCGCGAACTACTCGCTCCAGACCCTGGGCGGAGAGCTGAAGTGGACCGTCGGCATCCCCGAAGAGAACAGCTACGGGGACCAGCAGACGACCTTCACCATCAACGCCAAGGAGAAGGCCACCGACGTCGAGCACGTGGCTACGGTCCAAATCGGTTCCCACGGAGCTGACGAACCTACTATCCTGAGTCTGGTTCTCCGTGCGTCGGGAGATGCAGGCGCAATCGCCAACCTCACGGTCACGGGGAAGAAGTCCGGGGACTTGGACCTGAAGTCCGAGGGCAAGATCACCTGGAAGGTGACGGGAGACGTGAAGGTGGATGCCAAGAACATCACGCTCACCGCCAAGCAGAAGGCGGCCCTCATCGGCACGCAGGTTGCCGAGATGACCGGCGGGCTGGTGAACATCACCTCCAAGTCCGGAGCCGTCGCAGTTGCGGCTGCCGGCGGGATGGTGGTCTCCACCTCTGGGGCTGGTCCCGCTCTCACAGCGGGGAAGGGTGCTACGGAGAAGGTGCTGCTGGCCACTCCGGAGCTTCTCGCCTGGCTTCAGTCCCACGTCCACAACATCATCGCGCCGGTCCCGAACACCCCGACGAGTACCCCTGTTCCTCCCCTCGTCGGCCGCCCCGCCAACAACCTGAAGGCTTCGTAGAGAGGATGTCATGGACCTGTACCTCGACCAGACCCCGAAGAAGGAAGAGGGCCACGAGAAGACTGCGGCCTTCGCCGCGCGCCTCTCGGAGTCGCCGGAGAACTGGCCGCAGGAGCTGACCAGCGAGCTCTTCAAGCAGCTCCCCTACCTCTCCGACTACGACCTGAACGTGAACCTCGACCGCGCCGACTCGCAGCGCGGCTTCGCCTTCGGGTACGCCGACGTCTCGAGCCGCACCGAGCGGCCCGACATCGAGCACGGCGACATGGGCATCCCGCACCTCCGCATCCCGGTCATCGGGATCGAGCGCCAGGTGAAGCCCTTCTCGGTCTTCCTCGACGGCGACAGCGTCTACCCGCTGACCGAGGAGCGGGTCCGCGAGACCCTCTTCAACCCCTCGACCTTCGATCTCTCGGCGACGGTTCCCCGCGATCCCAGCCTCATCGAGCCGCTCATGCCCCCGCAGCGCTCCAGCATGGGCCAGGGTGGTGAGACGAAGATGGCTTCCGCCAGGAGCCTGCTGCACGCCATCGCCCCCACCATCTCCGAGCGCGACGCCAAGGCCTTCATCGAGAAGGTCGCCAACGACGCCCACCTCCGCGCTGGCCTCAAGCGCGCCGGCGTGGTCGAGGACCTGGTCGAGATCTTCGACAAGACCAAGCGCGCCTCCGCCAACGACCGCTTCGCCTTCATCGCCGAGCAGATCCAGCCGACGGTGGTCACCCTCCAGAAGCTTCCCGGCGGGGAGTTCCTGGTGAAGCACGCCAACGTCGGGGCGGTGAACCCCGTCACCCTGCGCGGCGAGGCCGTGCCCGAGGAGGAGGCTGCCGAGGCCATCGGTCCCGAGGCCGCGCAGGCCATGGTGCCGGGGCAGGTCGCCACCATGACCGCCGAGCCCATCGAGCTCGAGGAGGCCTTCGAGCAGGTGGCGAAGCCCATCGAGACCTTCGGCGAGTACAAGGTCATGGACACCATGGAGAACCAGATCATGGGCTGGGTCTTCCCCATGACGCTGGCCTGGGACGGCAACTTCACCAAGCAGCCGCTGGCCCTCTTCACCAACGGCTCTGCCTACGCGCTCCAGGACTCCATCGTGGGCGACATGGTGGGCAAGAGCACCAACCTGCCGGCCGAGACCAAGCCGGTGGGCGAGGGCGTCCTCTTCACCACCCAGGGCGGCAACGCCATCTGCACCCAGCCCATCACCATCCGCTCGGCCATGTCCGGCCCCGACGGCTCCCCGACGCTGGTCGCCCTCGACATGATGGGCCAGCACCTCCAGATCTCCTTCTCGGACGGCCTCTCCCAGCCGCAGCGCATCAGCGATGTGGAGTACGCCTTCCCGAAGACCTGGAACTTCATGCGCCTGAACAACCAGACCCAGCTCCAGGGTGGTGGGCAGGACATGGGCGAGGACCCGGCGATGCAGGAGGGCCAGGGCGGCCAGAGCGACGGCGCCCCCAAGCCTCCGGCCAAGAAGCCCGCCGCGGGCAAGCCCGGCGAGAAGAAGGACGCCAAGGGCGAGAAGAAGCCCGAGAAGAAGGAGAGCAAGCCGGCCGAGAAGAAGGAGAAGCCCACCGTGCAGGTGAACGTGGGCGAGGCGGCCAAGAAGGAGAAGACCTCCGCCACCCTCTTCTTCAACGGCGCCTTCCAGCTCCAGGGCGGCTGCGGCCTCGACAAGCTGGCGACCGAGTTCCGCTACGACCTCTCCCCGGTCGATGCCGAGTGCATGCTCGGCCTCCTCGGGGTGGACGGCCTCGTGGCCAAGGCCAAGGTGGCCGAGGCTCGGAGGACCGGCTCGGTGAAGCTGGCGGGCCTGAAGACCATCACCACCCTCGGCGAGAAGTACCAGGGCGCCACCAAGACCGCGGCCGCGCTGATGGCCGACATGCCGAACCTCCGGGTCGACCTCACCAAGGAGGCGGCGGAGCTCCAGGACCAGAGCTCGGTCAACAACGTGCTGGCCCTGAACTTCATCAACCCGGAGAACCTGTCGACCTTCATCGACTACATCCCGGAGCTCGAGCAGACCAGCGAGAAGCTCTCCGAGATGCTGCTCTTCTCCTACCTCGGCATGAACGAGTTGCCCGAGGGCCCGATGGAGCGCAGCATCAAGAACATCGAGAACGTCATCTCCGGCCTGAAGAGCGTGGCGGAGACTGGGCCCCGAGAGGACTGAGATGCCATCGAAGCACCCTGCGGCGAACTTCCTGAAGTACCTCATCATTCAGGACCGCACCATCCCAGACGCCATGATCCAGAGGCGGCTGGAGGAGTGGGGCTTCCTCTCAGCGGACCCCACGCTGCTGCCCATCATGAAGGCCGAGATCCCCGCCCCGCCGGCGGGGTTCAACCCGGCTGACCGCACGCACAGGCCCAGCGTGAGGTACCTGCGCGAGCAGCAGGTCTACGAGATGTTCCACCCCAACGATGCGCTCAACCAGGCGCTCGACCTGCTCAGCTTCCCTGACCAGCGGCTGGTGGCGGAGCAGCTGCTGCTCTCCCGTCTCGACCTCAAGCTCACCTGCAAGCTGGTGAACGCCAAGCAGAACTGGCACCTGACGGAAGAGGGGCTGGCGATGTACCGGCACTACTTCTGGAACGTGCCGTCCATGACCTTCGACGAGTGGGGGCGCTTCCTCTTCAGCCGCACCTCCTACTACGAGCGGTACATGAGCCTGCTCACGGCGCCTCCGAAGCTGGCCTTCTACCACCTCCGCATCGACCAGCAGATCGACTCGAAGCGGATGATCGAGGACGTGCAGCGCATCGCCCACGAGGCGCTCCTCGAGGTGAGGGAGAAGCCGGGCGTCCCCATCGACAAGGTGAAGAGCATCAACCTGCTGGGCAAGGTGGTCATCGAGGCGCACAACGCCCTCGCCACCTCCGACATGGCGCTGAAGGACACCCTCAAGCAGTTCGAGCAGTGGCGCATGGAGCACCCGCAGATCACGCCTCCGTCCTTGCTCAAGCTGGCCCCAGCGGGTAACTTCTCTGGCTCGGGCATGGAAGACAAGAAGTCAGACCTCAAGAACTAGGAGGCGACATGAGCTGGGTGGAGCGCAACGAGGCGACCGGGAAGACCGGCGCCAAGGACTCGAAGGACCTCGACGCTGAGAGGCTGGCCGGTCTCCCCATCATCACCAAGGAAGCGGACAAGGGCGCGATGCCGTTCGAGCCCGTCCGCTTCACGCCGGTGCGGAGCCCCGGCTGCTATGAGGCGCAGTTCGCCAAGCGGGACAGCGACGTCATCCTCCACTTCTGGCCGCCGGGCTACAACCAGGCGAAGAGGGACGAGAAGCCGCTGCCTCCCTTCAAGACGGGCTTCGAGCTCAACCTGAAGGCCATCATGATCTCGGAGTTCGGGAAGGAGAGGGTCCTCTTCCACAACGACCGCGACACCATGGGCGCCTGGTTCGTCCAGGTGAAGGGCCTGGGCGAGAAGCACTTCTACAGGGACCTCGTGAAGGTCGCCTGCGAGAAGCTGCACTACTCGCTCGGCGGGACCTGAGAGGTAAGGGGAGGAGGGCCCCGGAGAGCCCTCCCCTTGCTACGACGCCCGACTCTGGCGCGTCGTAGCGATAGCCGTCTCAGCGGCCTCGAGGAACACGTTGAGCTGGGGCAGGAACTGCACCATCTCGCGGTACCCCTTCAGGCGCTCCTTGCACCCGTGGATGATGCGGAGCTCCTGCTGGATCAGCTGGTTGCGCTGCTCCTGCGACGACAGGGCGGAGAGGATGCCGGTGTAGCCCCTCTTGCCGTCATCCCTGGTCGTCGTGACGATGGCCCTCTTCGACCGCTGCGGGCCGGGGTCGTCGATGTAGGTGACTCGGATCACTCGGACGAGAGCTCTCGCCTGAGCGAGCCAGTGCTTCTCGGCTGCCGTGCGGATGTCCCAGTCGAAGTAGTCGTGCAGCGGAGACCGCTCCTTCTTGGCCTCCTTGACGACGACCTGCGGCGTGACGTTGTGCTTGCCATAGACCAGCTCGAGTCGGCTCAGCTCTCGGGCGTAGATCTTCCCCTTCCGTCCAGTGACGATCAGGGTCGGCGGGATCAGTGGGTCAGCGGCAGCGGCAGCGCGGCTGGCAGCCAAAGCGGCCACCCTCTGCGCAACTCTCGTGCGGGACGAGGGCATCACGCCACCCGGAACCGACCGAAGGAGCCGCCCTTCTCGGGCCGCCACTCGGAGAGCCCGACCGAGAAGCCGGCCGTGTTCAGGAGGTTGGCGATCTCCTCGAGGGTGATGACCCGCGTGTTGAACTCCACGGGGACCTCGATCTTCCAGTTCTCGAACGAGCCGCGGAAGCGGATGTCCGGGGCGCCGTTCGGGAGGCGGACGACGTCCTGCCGCATGTACGGCACGGCCGGCTTGCCCGTCTTGGCGTCGAGGATGGGCAGGTAGTAGCCCACCACGTGGAAGGTGCCACGGGCCTTGGTCATCGGGATGCCCAAGTCCTGCCGGCAGGCCGCCACGGAAGCCAGCTTCAGCGCGTTGCCCGGGATGCCAAAGGTGGCACCGACGGCGTAGGTCCGCTCGCCCTTCTTCTGGAGCTTCGGCTCCTTGCCGTCGATGACGTAGAGGCTGCCGAGGAAGTCGTTCTCCGGCACCTTCGCCTCGCGCCCCTGCTTCGGCTTCTTCATGTGAGTGTCGAGGATCTGCTGGATGGACTTCTCGGGGAACCGGTTGGTGCACAGCTCGGTCTCGCCCACGATGGTCAGGGTCGCCTGGCCGATCTTGAGGGAGGGGATGGTGACCCGCTCCTCGACCGTCTTGCCCGCCTTCTTGCCCTTGCCCTTCGACTGCACCTCGAGGACCTGATCGACCTGCTCGTTCGTCAGCTCGCTGCCCGTCTTGCTCTTACCGTCCAACATGGTGATGCTCCTTGTGGTGCTCCCGAGGGAGCTTTCGTTGTGGGTGAAACAACAACGCCCCAAGTCTGTGCGAGCACTTGGGGCGCTTCGTACGTACGGCCCAGCCATTCCACTACATAGGCGGCCTAGCCGCACCCAGCGTTGACTGCCTCTACTATCCACGCCTAGCGAACAACTAGACCAGCCGTGACTGCCCAACCACTACGCAACACGCTACGCCAAAGGAGGCCCAGCCTAATCTCGACTGCCTGACCATCCCTTGCTTCTCGTTTACGTGCCCGACCTCATCGAGCCGTTCCCGTCCTCGACTGCCTCGTTGCGACTTACCCATCAGAGACGCGACCTTCCGCAATCGCGCCTAGCCTAGACTGCCACTCTACGCCCGGGTTCGCCTTTGCATGACTCAACAAGTACTGCCATGACTGCCATGACGGTCGAAGCCCATGCTTCCAGGCTCCGCCTAACCTCTACTGACGCACCCCACTACTCCGGGCCGATACGGACGTCGCAGTACCTGGACTGCCTGTCCACTACGGACCATTCCCAACGTGGCAGTTCCACAGCTCGACGTGACTTGCAGTGACTGCACCACCAGTCCGTTCCTTGAGTTGCCATTACCTGCCTTGCGTTGACTGCGTCACCCCGCTCGACCATGCCAATCCGCAACCGACCACTGCTCAACTCGACGGGACTGCCGTTCCATTCCGCGACCGGATGCGACTCTCCAATCCTTGCCCTGCTATGACTGCGCCACCACGTCTCGTGGCGCCGGACGTTGCCCAACCTTGACTTGACGGCCTCTCCTGCCCGCTCCACGACCATCCGGACCGGTCGGGACCTAACGCTGCCTGGACTGCCGGGACTCTCCAAACTAAGCCCATCCCCGACTAACCAAGACTGCCTCGCCATTCCTTGCATGAACAAGACTCGTCTTACCAATCCTCTCCAGGACTGCCACACCACACCAATACAGGTACAAGTAGTACCTGCCATGACGTTGCAGGGCATGAGTAACATCGCATTACCTTGACATCTTCTTATCCCTACTACTGAGGGTGAATGGTAAGGGGGAGGGGTCGCCGCCCCTCCCGCCTACGCCGCCCGGCTCTTGCCGAGCAGCGCCTGCTCCATCTCCTGCTGGGTCTTCAGAATCTCCTTCAGGTGGTTGTCCAGCTTGTCCATGCGCTGGAAGAGAGACCCGAGCTGGCAGCGCATCATGTAGAGCATCTTCACGAGGGGCCAGCTCAAGAGGCCAGCCCTCACGTAGGCGCCGCAGTCCTCACAGAGGGCGAGCGGCGCTTCCTTCGAGACCCAGTCTTCCTGCCCCAGCTCCACCGGGGCGTCGCAGAGGAGACAGGGCTGCACGCAGTTGCTCATGGCAGCGTCACCCTCGCCGCGATCCGCTCCGGCTTGCATGGCTGGGCGGCACAGAAGACGCGGAGCTTCTGGTGCTCCACATCGAAGCCGTACCACCAGCCAGACGGTGCCGCGATGACCTTCTTGTCGGTGTGGTCGAAGCTGGCATGCGCGACGTTCACCGTGTGGGAGTAGTTGCAGTTGCTGCACTGGAACATCACGACATTGGAAACGCTCATGGCTTCCTTCCCATCACCTTCCGGCAGTAGCGCCAGCGATGGAGGTACTTGGTGGTGTCCTGCTTGTCGATGAGCAGGCCGTAAGCGTGAATGGCCTTCTCGTGGTCTGGGCTCCCGTAGCCCTTGTTGTCTTCGAAGTGGTACTCGGGGAACTGCTTGCCGTAGTCCACCATCATCGTGTCTCGCAGGTGCTTGGCGATCATGCTGGCCGCGGAGACTTCGATGTGGTTCACGTCGGCCTTGGGCTCGACGATCTGCTTGCCGCCGTACCTGCCAACGTGGTTGCTGCCGTCCACGATGAGCGTGGCTGGTGGCACCTTCAGCTCGGCGAGTGCTCGGGCGTAACAGAGCTGAAGCGCCGAGCTGACTCCCAGGGTGTCGATCTCCCAGGGCCACGCCCACCCCATGCCCACGTCCTCGCAGACGGAGATGAGAACGGGGTAGGCGGCGGCACGCTGCTTCTCGGTGGTCTGCTTCGAGTCCTTGATGCCAGCCGGAAGCAGGCCTCGAGTGTTGTCGTTGAAGACGGCTACGACAGAGATGATGGGTCCCGCCCAGCTGCCGTAGCCGACCTCGTCGATCCCTCCGACGCCCTTTCCATAGGTCACCGGAGACGTTCTCCCTGCCTTCTTCCATTGGCGAGGCCGTCCGCGTAGCCCGCGATGGCGCCACTGATGGTGCCGAGGAAGATGCCAATCAGGATTCCGATTCCAACTCCGTCAGCAAAGGTCATGTGTGTTCCTCCAGCACCTTATCCCTACGGCGCCGAGTTCCTTTCTTTGCCCAACCGCTGCTTCATCCCCACGTCGAAGCGCATGTCGAGCTCGGTGAAGGAGGGGCGGCCGACCATGATGCAGTCGTTCTTGGCCGCGTACATCATGACGATGTTCCACGCCAGCATCCGGCTCTTCGGCGGAAGAGTGGACGCGAAGTGGATGCGAACCGTGTACACTAACTGGTTGACGGACTTCTGGGTCTCGAAGGATGCTGGCGTTCCAGCGGCTCTCCCGAGAGAGTCGGTGACGCTGGGGATCCAGGACAGGGATGGCGGCAGCACGACCACAGGGTAGCAGGGAGAGTGATGCAAGTCCTCAGCGCAGAAGAGTTCATGCGGAACTACTCCAGCAACGTCGTGATGGTGAACGGCGAGCCGGAGATCCCTGAGGAGTGGGACTACGAGCCCGCGATCCCCGAGGAGTACATCGACCAGGAGGAGCTCGCCAAGAGACGGGCCGACCTCATCAACATCTCCCCGTCCCAGTTCACCGAGTTCGCCGTCCGCATCCCCGACAAGGAGAGCCAGAAGCACGTCAACTTCAGCTTCGCCGGGCGTGAGTACCTCCGCCTTCCGTATGACACACCGGCCAGGCGCACCCTCTTCAAGTGCGGCCGCCAGGTGGAGAAGAGCACGCTGCTGGGCAACCGCACGCTCTCCTACTGCTGCGTCATCAACGCCTTCAACGTCCTCTACGTCTCGCCCACCAACCAGCAGACCAAGACCTTCTCCCGGGACCGGCTCAAGGAGCCGATGGAGACCAGCGATGTCTTGAAGAGCTGGACCACCACCAAGCTCTCGGACAACGTCTTCGAGAAGCAGTTCATCAACCGCTCGAAGGTCACGCTCCGCTACGCCTACCACCACGCCGACCGAGTCCGCGGCATCCCCGCGGACATGATCGAGATCGACGAGATCCAGGACATCAACACCGACAACATCCCCATCATCGAGGAGTGCGCGTCCCACTCCCCCTACAAGATCTTCACCTACTCAGGGACGCCGAAGACCCTCGACAACGCCATCGAGAAGTACTGGAACGACTTCAGCACCCAGAACGAGTGGGTGGTTCCTTGCGAGAGGCACGGGACTCCGAACGACCCCTCGAGCTGGCACTGGAACATCCTCACGGAAGAGAGCATCGGGAAGAAGGGCCTCGTCTGCGACAAGTGCCACGAGGTCATCAACCCCACACACCCCAGTGCTCAGTGGGCCTCCCTCTACCCGGAGATCCGCAGGCCGGCGCAGGACGGGGGCCTGGGTGACAAGGCCTTCGAGGGCTTCCGCATCCCGCAGCTGATGGTGCCGTGGCTGAAGTGGGACGACATCCTGGTGAAGTTCCAGACGTACCCGCGCGGCCGCTTCTACAACGAGGTGCTCGGTCTCTCGTACGACTCGGGCACCCGCCCCCTGATG